GGTCTAGACTATGAAGGGGGGAGGGGGGGACTCCGGGAGCACCTCGCACCTTGTGTAGTTACCTACCTCTCGCATTTTTATAATTTGTCAAGTCACCCTGTAACGGTTTTGTAAGCTATGAGTGGTACAAATGTGCAAAAACGCGCGCTGCGTGCGAGGGCCGAGGGTCTTCGCATAGAGTTAGCGCGTAGAGATCCAGACGTATTCATGTCTATGGTGCTCCGCGATGAGGAAACCAGCAAAACGGTTACCCAAGGCCCTTATCATTCCGAATGGCAGAAGCTTCTTACAGACCATAAACGTTTAATCATTTGGAGCCACGTCGAATCTGGCAAAACGCAGCAGCTTTCAATTGGTCGTGTCATATGGGAACTGGGTAGAGACCCCTCTTTGCGTGTAGTGGTTGTATCGAACACGGGTATGCAGGCTCAGAAGCTTGTTAAGGCCGTAGGCACTTACATTGACGAGAATGAGGCCCTACATAAAATTTTTCCAGGCCTTACGCGCGGTGGTACGTGGACAGGAGACAGTATTACCGTCAAAAGGGACACCCCTGCGAAGGATCCAAGTCTACAAGCGTTAGGTATGCACGGTAATATCCTGGGTGCTCGTATAGATCTGCTGATATTGGACGATATTCTAGACTATGAGAACACTCGAACGGACTATCAACGCCGGGAAGCCCAGAGATGGGTAGAGTCTACACTTTTTGGCCGTTTAACCCGTAGGGCTCGTTGCATTTTCGTAGGCAACGCGTGGCATCGTGAGGACATGATGCACAATTTAGCGGTTCGCCCGGGTTGGAAGGGGTTCAAGTTCCCGGTTGAGACCGACGGCATACCGGTTTGGCCCGATAGATGGCCCGTTGACCGGCTAATAGACAAGCGTGAAGAGTTAGGACCATTAGAATTTGCACGACAGATGATGTGCGAGGCTCGTGCAGAGGGTCAGAGCCGGTTTAGGCTCGCAGATATAGACCTGTGCAAGATGAAAGGCCGTGGAAAGAAGCCTTTGCCCTTTCTTAGCGAGGTTCCGCCTGGGTGCTCAACGTTTACAGGCGTAGATTTGGCTATTAGCCGCAAGAAGGGCGCTTCTAAAACAGTATTCTTTACATTGCTGATGCACTCCGATGGTACGCGCGAAGTTATAAACGTAGAAGCGGGGCGTTGGACGGCTTCTGAGATTTTAGCTCGTCTTGAGAATATTCATAAGAGATTTAAGTCTAGACTTGTGGTAGAAAATAACGCAGCACAAGATTTTTTAGTACAGCTTGCAACGGATAAACAGTTGCCCATAACGCCGCATACAACAGGCCGAAATAAGACACACCCTACCTATGGTGTGGAGTCTTTATCTGCGGAGATGTCGCGGGGGCAATGGATCATCCCGTGTGAGATTACTGGCGAGTGCGAGAAAGAAATCCAGGAATGGATTGACCAGATGTTGTATTACGACCCCGCTAGTCACACAGGAGACCATTTAATGGCCTCTTGGATTGCCCGGGAAGGTAGTCGTAAAGGAACCTTCGCTCATAGAGTCGCGTTCGGCGGTGTTGGCACCCCCGGACCACTACCGGCAGAGGAAAAGCACGCTTATTTACATGCTGATAACCACCCTGATAGGGTTGCAGACAAACTTTGGGATGAACTTTATTCTACTCTAGATTTTGACGCATAACTTATATGTTTCAAATACATTGTGCGCTACTATGCCTTTGACGTAGCGTCAGACACTCGTAGGGAGGTCCAATTAAATGGCAATTTCAATATCGCACGGCACGAAAGGCCCGTTTTCACCGACGTTATCGTCGGCAGGCGGGACTGGCACACTCTTACTAAATAGAGATCTGCTTAAACATAATCTTGAGACACCTTACACACGCCACGCCATCCAAATTTTTGGGTGGAACACGGACGCAGACGGGGCTGGCGGCGGCGATCTGCTTTGCGACGTCTTTGTTCTTGGGCCTGCGGGCGCAGTTCCCACAGGCGACGATGGGTTCCAGCAGATTGGCACGCTCAAATCTACGGCTGGGGACGAGGGTAGCCCTGTTAGCGGGTCTCATACGATTATTTTGGAGTCCGCTTCTCAAGGGCTCATCATTGAATCTGTTGCAGGCGGCGGGTTTACTACGGTTCGATACCCAACCCCACAGATGAAGTTGGTGTTTAGACACGAAGGTGGGGCTTGGTCTGGGGTTACCGCCGGTAACCAAGGGAATGTTGCCGTATACGTTAAGTCTATCCAAACGCTTGCGACACAGTAATGCTTGAAGGTAGGAATAAAGAATCAGCTTCTACGCTGGGCTGGCGTCCCGACTGGTTTGGACTTCCTGATAATGCTTGGGGCGTAGAGTTAACCTCCGCTATAAAGCAGTTTCAGAGGGAATGGTGTCTTGTTGATGACGGGTTTTGCGGGAGCATGACGTTCCTCCGACTGCTGCTCTTTCATGAAACCGATATTTGTGAAGACCAGCCGGTTCAACAGGACATCTTTCCCGATGAATTAGAACAAGAGCCATCTGAGCACATCTTAGTTGGCGGTGAACGGGTTCCTATTAAATGGGCCACCGTTCTAACCCCAGATGAGCCGGGTGCCCTGAAACTTACAAAAGGCTTTTCTAAGCGTAAGCGAACTGGGAAGGGTGTCGTAGTACATTGGCCAGTTACGTATTCACCGCAGGCCACTATAAAAGTTTTAAACTCTCGTAAGGTGGGCACCCACTTTGAGATAGGGCCACCCATAGGCGAAGACGCTGTAGTTACCATCTACCAGTACTGCGACGTTTCTTATCGCGCATATCACGCTGTAAAGTGTAACGATTTCGTAGGCGTTGACATTTCTTCTCCTGTGTACGCTAAAAGCTCCGTACTAAACCGCCTTAAAAAGTTAGGACATTCAGACAGACCAACGTTGGCTGGGTATAAGATAAATGGTTGGACAGCGCCGGATATCGTTGGCTATCACGAGAATCAATTAAAGGCTCTTTATGCCCTTTTAGCTGCGTTGCACACACATGCTGGGATTGTACTTGAGGCCCCCGCCTACACAGGCGATCCAAAAAACATAAAACGTGCGCCAACGTGGGCTTTTATAAAAGACAATCCCGGTGTATACCACCATGCAGAAGTAGACCTTCCACGACGTAGAAAAGACGGGAAGCTTAGAGCTTCCGGCAAGTGGGACACCGCTGGGGTAGATTTAAAACTGGCTTGCGAAGAAGCGAAAACTCTTATTTAGGGGTTAATTATATGGACTACTCCAGCCTTGTGTTTAACCTTGTTGCGTTGATTACGTCCATTATGGCCGGTGTTTGGTTTTTAAGTACTCGTTTGGAGCGAGTTAGATTGCAGATTTTAGGACAGACACAAACTTTTACAGAAAAGTTTAAACATATAGAAACAGAAATAACCCGCTTACGTGAAGCCGTGGACGAAGAACGCGACCGGCGCGCAGAAATATGGCATGAAGTAAATTCATTACGTGAGCGCATTGTAAAAATGGAAGTTAGGAGTTCTTAATCATGTTTGAATTACCAGAAAGTATTATGGAAGTGCCCGCATTGGGCAGTATTGTTATTATTGTGTGCGTTTGTGCACTTGCATCATACAGTTTGACTTGGTTATTGCGCGGTTTAGTCCCCTTCGCCAAACAGTGGCATTGGAAATTGCGCTTGGCCGCCGTGTTATCGGGAACATTAGTAGGCTTGATGGTTGCCGGTTACCCGTGGGGCATTGCTACAGGCCTTGCTTCGGGCGGGCTGACCACAAGTGTTGTAGCATTTGTTAAGAACAGACTTAAAAAGTCCTCGAAAGAGGGGTAGTAATGCTTGGCGAGCTTGGATTATCAGAGTGGGTTTTAGGCGGTGCCGGTATTCTTGCTATCATCGCTGCGGTGGCTATTCGGGCGTTCAAATCTGAGCGCGCAAAGCGTAAAGTAGCCGAGAAAACCGCTCATATACAGGCTGGCAAAGCAGAGGTGGAGGCAGAGGCTTCTAAGGGGCGTATTGAAGTTCTAGACGCTAAGAATGCGGCTTTAGAGAAAGCCGAGGACGACGCCGATAAAAAGAAAGCCGAATTAAAAGAAGTTGAGCGTGGGATAATTAACTCATCTTTAAAAGGACTTGCGGCTAAATGGAATAAGCACTTTAGCCGCAATAAGTCTGTCGAGGATTCTAATGATGAGGCATCTACTAATTAAAGCAGTTGCTTTTATGGTAGCAACGGCGCTCGTTCTAGGACCGCATATGGTCCTTGCTAACCCACCTTGTGAGGCTGCGTCCTCTTTACAAAAAGGCATGGAAGCTCCGTGCACGGGTCTTTTGCTGCCAGAGCCTCAAGCTCGCCAAGCGCTGCTTTGTTTAAGTGTAGACTTGCCGAAATTGCATATTGAGTTCGACAAGTTGAAATTAAAACTTTCTGTTGAAACACAGAGCTTTAAAGAGCTTGTTGCCGTTGAGCGTACTCGCGCAAATAAGCTACAGGCTCTTTTAGATGAAGCGATTACAATCCCTAAACTAGAAGTTGCGTGGTATGAAAGTCCATACTTTTGGGGCGTTGTGGGCGTTGTTGTTGGAAGCGCTTTAACGTTTGGCGCTGTATATGCTGCTACGGAGTTAGGCAAATGAGTTGGTTACGTAAAATAATTGGCGCTCCGGCAAACACTTCTTCAGATTTAGAAAAATCGCACAAGGGTAAAACGCCGCAACCCAAAAGCTGGCAGATTAATCCTGAAGATATCAACTACAGCGTACAGCCAGGATCCCCCGGTAGCCAGGTTCTCACAGAGACACATCCCGGTACGATGGGCATGGACTACAGCGCGCTTATGGCGGTGTCGCGTGTTCCAGTTATCGGGGCTATTATACAAACACGTATTCAACAAGTAGCAGAGTTCTGTGTTCCGCAACCGGATAGATATTCTGTTGGCTATCGTATTAGACTGCGAGATCCAAAAAAGAAAATGACGCGTGCTGCTGAAAGAGAAGCGCACGACATATCACGCATGATCGAAGAAGCTGGCGGCCATTTTGGTTACGGCGCTTTCGAGCCTACTATGCGGGCTTTAATGCGGGATTCGCTCGTTTATGATCAATGTAACTTTGAAGTTATTCGAGAGCGCGGCGGCAAAGTATGGGGGTTTGTGCCTGTAGATGCCATGACAATACGTAGAGCCGTGCTTAACGACAAAGAGAAGGCACAAGGGCGCATTGATTTTGACCACCCCCGGTATGTGCAAGTAGTAAATAACAAGGTTCAAAACGAGTACAAGCTAGATGAGATGGCTTGGGGCGTTAGGAGGCCAAGGACATGGCTAGGGGCTTCTGGCTACGGTTACCCAGAAATTGAGGAATTGGTTCGTGTCATAACAGACCTACTGAATGCCCAAACGTGGAATAGTGTAAACTTTACGAACGGTATAAATACCTCAACAATTTTAGCGCTCAAAAGTTCCATGACTGCCGATGTATTTAGAGCTTTTCAACGGCACGTAACATCTATGATGGCTGGTGTTAGGAATAGAAGCCGTATTCCCATTGTGCAGTTGAATCCAGATCTTAACGAAGATATCCGCACAGTTGATTTGTCACAAAGCGCAAAAGACATGGAGTATATGCAGTGGATTGGGTTTTTAGTTAAGATTGTTTGCGCTGTATACCTAATGGACCCGGCCGAACTTGGCTTTGTGTTTGGTACGGAGGGGCAATCAAATAGCCTCGTAGCACAAGGCCCCACAGAGCGCATTATCGCTTCAAAAGAGCGCGGACTTAGGCCCTTACTACGCGCCGTTGAATCGTGGATGAATCGCTATGTAATTTACGCGTACAACGACGATTTTTCGTTGGACTTCGTTGGTTTAGACACAATGACAGAGGAAAAGCGTACCCAGCTAGACCTTACGTCTTTGCGCGGTTTTAGAACAGTCAATGAGGTGCGCACAGAGCACGATTTGCCTAAGTTAGACTCTCCTGTGGCGGACATGATTCTTGACCCCACATATATACAGCAAGTCACAGCCTTGTTGCAGCAAGAGCAGCAAGAAGAAATGGGCGGCATGCCTGGTGCCGAACCAGGGCAAGAAGAGGGCGGTGGCTTACCCGAAGGTATGGATGAAGCCCAAGAAGGGGATACCTATGCCGACTACCCTGGTATGGGCGAACCTATGTTTGGTAATAACATAGATGAAGTTACCCAAGCAGCAGCGGGGGCTACTGAAAAAGCCATTAAAGACGGCCGCATTTCTGTGGAAGGAACTCTTACAGGTAAGCGCAGGACAGTTTTTACTAAAGCTGGTGTACGGGCCTACATTATTGAGGTGGACTAGTGAAAATTGTAGTCCAAGAATCCCATTTAGGCGAGTTTGAAACCACCACGGAAGATGAGTTTGCTCGTAAACTTGAGCGCGGTATTGATGCTCTAAGGCATAGTTGCGGTTCCTCGTCTATTAGTAAAGCAACCCCGAAATTTTTTGGTGAAGTCGTGGTTATTGACAACCTGGCCCAAATTTTGGCGGGGGCATTTGAGGCCAGATTGACGGCCATGAAAAAAGATATAGTAAAAGCTGTAAAGGATGGCGGTATTTGAGCCTTTCAGACGCCATAAACGCGGCTACACGCGCAGTTGCAGAAGCTTTAGAAGCTTTTGGGCATAAGTATTGGGATATTGTAGTTCCCAACATGCGCAACACTGTAGACCCGTACTCTTTTGCAATGATCGTGTCTTCTATAATGTCAGAAGAAACAAACCCGGCCACTAGGGCCGCCATGCGAGATTACTCGTTTGATAAGTGGGTTGTTTTAGTAGATGACGCTGTAGATAGACGCCGTATAACACCAGAACCTGTACAACCTCCACACCCTCCGTCCATCAAAAAACCCACCCCACCTACTACTCGGTCTGGTGTAGTAGTTGGTGGTCCTACCCACACTACCGTAGGTGGACCCCCTATAGGGGGTCCACCTATACCCACGGCAGCTATAGGTAGTATTTCGCCCGGTGGAGCGGCTACGCCGCCAATACCCGCGCCGCCAACGTGGTTATTTACACGAGAACGGGAGGCTTGGATTCAAGCACGGGTTAGAGGTGCTGAATACGTGCGGGGATTAGGCAATTATTTAGACCATAGCGTCAAGAAATTAGTGACGGAATCTTGGAGTGGCGAGGACATAGTTGCCGAAGCCGACCAGGATTTGCGTTATGGCGCTAGAGAGTTGGTTCGCGTGGAAACAGCGGACGCTTTGGCACATGGCCGCAGTGCTAGGGAGTTAGCCCGTAAGCTTAGAAATGCCACGGAAGACTGGTCTAGGGACTGGGAACGCATAGCCAGGACAGAACTACAGGGGGCGTATAACGAGGGCCAGGTAATTACGGCCGTAAGAAACGATGGTGTTAAAGCCCGTATAGCGCGCGTCCCAGAATCTGATGCTTGCATTCATTGTCAGCGCCTATTTTTAGATGCAGATGGACGTCCAAAGATATTTACTGCCGAGGCTTTGGCGAATAACGGTACTAACGTGGGTAGAAAAGCATTTGCGTGGTTACCCACAGTATGGCCGGTGCATCCGAACTGCCGCTGTGATGTGCAGCATGTACCAGAAGGTTTAGACTTTGATAATAGGTGGCTTTTAACTACTGAGGCAGAGGCGGCCCGTTCGGTGGGCGCAGAGCCCGAAGGTTTGGACATTTTAGGCGTGGAGGTTGCGTAGTGGCTACTAAGAAGAAAGTTTCCGATGGGGCCAATATCGGCAAGGGTCTTACGACCCAGACAGTCATACCTATGTACTGGACTTTGACAAAAAGCCAAAAGGCCGATGTTGATAAGGCCATTGGGCGTTTTAGTAAGGCTATTAAAGAGGGCCGGGAGCCTAAGATCGATGAATAAGTCGATAGGCAGATTTAGCGCTTTAATGTCGGGGATTGCTGCGGCACCTAAGCCCGGATCTTTCACAGAGCTTGTAGAAAAAGCTGCTCGTGGCGAAATGCGCATGGGGCATAAGTATGAAATGCGCATTCCTATGGGCGTGGATGAAAACGGTAAGCCCAAATACAAATACATATACGCCAAACAACCACATTGGCGCGGCAAATTCATTCATGAAATGCTTGAGGAAGGGTCTTCTGTAAGACTTCCAGAGCCGGATGGTGTTGTACACATTGTTGGTGAGGACGAGAAAGGTAATATTCGTCTTAAAAAAGAATCTACAGGCGAAGAGATTACGGTAGATAAAGAAGAACTTTCAGGCCGTTTAAAGGCTATGCACGCAGAGAAAATTTCGCACACTCTTTCAATGCGCGAAAAAGAACTCAAAGCTGTTGTTAAATACGGCACATTAAAGCAGCGACAAATTGTGTTCGCAGAAGCCTCGTCGTTTGGTTTGGCCATACCACCGGGCTACCATTTGGATGGCACTGAAAAAGCAGAAGCCGAAGATGAGGCTGCTGATCCTAAAGAGTTGATGAATCATGCAATTACTTTACACGAAAAGGACGTACCAGAGGTAGATGTGACGCTTGTGCCGCCGCACGTTTCTACCTTTATAAATCCAGATGAAGAACGGGGTATTCGTGGGCTGTTTCAGCATCAACTTGAGGGCGTTGCGCGTATTATATCAAGTTGGCTTAAACGGGATGGTTTTCTTCTTCAGGATGACGCTGGATTGGGTAAGACCCTTACGTGTTTAGCCGCTATTCTCACCAACGCGGGTAGGCGGAATCTCATAGTTGTTCCTACACGAGGTAAGGACAATTTAAAGAACGAGGTGTGGAAACGCGACGGCCAGGTTTTGGGGTTGGACATAAAAGATGTCTCTGAGTCTTTTGATCCGGCCGATGAAAACAATGCCCGCCAGAATCACGACGGTAATTACATTTGCTCGTATGATGAATTATACGACAAGAAAGTCACGATAGACCCAGACACGGGTGAGGAAATTGAAACCTTTGAATTACGGCCAGAGTTTGCGAGCGGTAATTGGGACACTATTACATTTGATGAGTGCCACAATATGGCTAACGCCGCTTCTCTTAGAACCCAAGCGGCGATGCTCGTGCAAGAGAATGCTAAGAAGGTTTTGTATTGCTCTGCCACCCCCTTCACAAATATATCTGACATGCACTACTTACGCCGTTTGTCGGGTAATAAACTGAAGAACGATCCCGGCTGGTTTAGTACTGGCGCAGAGTTTGTAAAGTGGGCAGTAAAAGCGGGTGCGCGTACTGCAAAGACGCTAACGCCCGTTGGTGACGTACCCCAAAAGATTGTTAATCCTAATACGCCTAAACCACTTGTGGTTGCCGCCGCATTGATGCACGTCGGCGGCAGTAGTATTAAGCGCGTTCCGCAATTATCGAAGTCTTTAGATAGTCGGTTCCACCGTACTGAAACAGTCAGTTTAGCAGACGATCATCAAACAGCGTTTAAAACCGCAGATAAAATCTTTGACATTGCGAAAGAAGCTGGCGTCGAAGCCCGTAGAATAGGAGCCTCTAAAGCCCTCTGGAATCGCCAGATGTGGGAGATTAGCAAACTAGATGAAACCGTCGCCATGGCCGAAAAGTCGCTTAAAGAGAACCCAAATGGGCAAGTGGCAATATTTACGGCGCATGTAAAACACGACCACAATGTTCTTTATGGTTTAGAAGGTGCCATTAGAAAGCGTGTAGAGGACGGACACCTTTCCGCCGAAAAAGCCGAGGCGCACATTGCAGAGTTAAAACGTCATGCAGATAGCCTGCCTAAAGTTGACGTGCACCAAGAACTATTGAACCGCTTAGGTGGGCACGACAAAGTAGCCATGATTCATGGCCGGTCTGATGAGCTAGGCGCTAAAACACACGACGTGGGTAAAGGGGCTACTTGGGAATCTGTTGCTAAGAAAAACAAAATGACAGTTGCCGAGCTTAGAAACTTAAATCGCGGCGTCGATATTAATAGTGCTAAAAGTCTAAAGGTTGCAAAAGCTCCCACATCAATAGAGGCCCAGAAAGCCTACCAAACCGGGCAGAAGCGTATAGTCATCGGCTCTATGGCCAAAGCAGGTACGGGGCTTTCGTTCCACGACGTGGTTGGTAATAGCCAACGCCACCAAATTAATATGAGCTTGCCCTATTCTGGCGTGGAATTTCAGCAAGTATTCGGCCGTAGCCACCGTCTTGGCTCTAAATCAAATACAACTATGACGTGGGTTAGGGGCGATTCTGAAACGGAAAACAGGGTATCTTCTATTGTCAGCACAAAGCTACAGTCTATGGGCGCGTTATCTACAGGGGATCCAGGTAAGTTAGTCTCTAAAGAACTACTAATGAACTATGACCATAGTTCAAGTACCAACCCAAATCACTTTGCGGATTTGTTAGGCGCAAACCAAGACCCGGCACTAGAACGTGCTCGTGAACACGCCAAAGACACATGGGATTGGTCTACCGAGCGTATTAAAGCGGGTGGTGACCCACAAGCCGAGATGGGCCAACTAATTACTTCTGATTTAGATCGCGGTAAAGAGCAGCAAAGTCGCAGGGCGGTAGGCCAATTAATTCATTCAGGCTTCCATGTTCGAGTTACCGACGACAATAAGTTTGCTATTTCGGGTATGCCCCCAGGATCAACTGGGCATAACTACTTCACAGGAGCCAAACGCAGCGCAAAGTATGACAACTCTTCAGGTGAGTGGACTGTTTCTAACCTTGATTCGTTTAGAGGCGTGGCTAGGCGCACAGGAGCCCATAAGAAAGAAGGTACGACTACTCCAGAAGCGATGACCAATGAGCATCTGGACGCAATACACGGCTCAGAGAAAGCGAAGAAGATGCGGCAGCGCTTGGCCAATAAAACAGGTACCCGCATTGGCGATACTGTGCCTGATAAAAGCGCTGACACAAGAGTTAAGCGGACGAAGAAGAGTAGGTTCGGGGATCTTGTAGAGAAAGCTGTAGGGTCCAAAAAAGAGGCCATATCCAAAAAGATTAAACTTCTTATGGAAGAAGGGTATCCTCAAAAGCAGGCTGTAGCCATCGCATTGCAAATGGACCGCGACGGCAAGTTGGCGTCGTTCACAGAGCTTGTTGATACTTATAAAGGGCGTATTTATCCACCCGGAACTAAGCGTGTGCGTAAAACAGGTGTTTGGGTTAAACAGGTAGACAACTCGTGGACGAAAGTTAAAGACGACAGTAAGACGCCTGCACCACCAGCCCCAGCCCCAGCTAGACGGGAAAAGCCCGAAGAGATTGAAGAAGTAAAAAACAAAAAACCGCGTAAAGGCGACGAGAAAAAATTTAAACTTAATAAGCCAACCGTTTTGGGCTTATCAGATTTTGCAGACTTTAAAAAACTAGCCGCCGCGTTAGCGGGTATGCTTGCTAAAAGATTGAAGTCTAAAGAGGCTTTAGTGTGTGTTTATAATAAACACACTAAACACAAGATTGAAGAGTTGTCACTTGGTGAGAATTATGCCCTGGTATTTGTGTCTAAAATAACTCATATGTATGACGACGCCGATAAATACCTTGTGGTTATAAAAGACAAAGAGACTGACGCAGTTTTGGCAGATAACCAAGGTGCAGACGGTAAAATTCGTGTTTTAGCGGGGGAGGGTAAGTAAATGAGTCTTAAGGAAGTGCCTAAGACGCACCCACCGATTTGTTGTGATAATTGCGGGTTGCCATTAACTTCTCTCACTCGAAGTGGGCGTACTAAAGTATATATTAAGTCTAGAGCCCTTGTTATTAGGGATGACGGCGGAATGGAAATCCCGTGTCATCATTGTAAACAATCAACTAATTTGCCTTTTTTAGCGCCTAAAGTGTTGACAAAGTAAACGTCTAAACTTTAGAGTGCTTGTAGGTCCGTGAGGCCCTTTAGGGGCGGTGGCGCAAGAACCTCTTGCAGCACCGCCTTTTTTTATTTGGGGAGAGTCCGTTGACTAGCTCAGAACAAAACTCAGCATTTAGGCTCTGGTCGCCTTTTAATATTGTTGAGAAGGGCGATTCAGATACAACCCGTCGTGGTCGTATTGAAGGCATCGCTTCATCTGAAGCTATGGACGCGGATAAAGAGATCGTAGTCCAAAAAGGTTTAGACTGGACTTGGTTTCTTACCAAGGGCTTTGTTTCTTTAGAGCACCCACTTGGTGTTAATAATATCGTTGGTGAGCCGGTTGAGGTATCACCAATTACCCTCGATGGTGTTGAAGCCACTAAGCTAACTTGCGATTTGTTGCTTGATGATCCGGCAGCCAAGTCTATTTATGACAAGGCGCGGACCCTTAAGAAAGCAGATTCAAATCGTAGGCTTGGGTTTTCTATCGAGGGCCGGGTTCTTGATCGAGATGGGGATACTATTAATAAGGCCGAAGTAGTCTCTGTGGCTATTAGCGCCGTACCTAAAAATCCCCTCACTTGGTTTGAACCTATTATGGCTTCTATGTTTTGGCGTAGCCTCGTAGGTTATCCTCAACATGGTATCCCGCATTCTGGCGAGTTTGCACCTTTGGCTACACAAAGTATGCAGGGCGTTCCGTCAATTGCTTCCTATGGGGCGGGCGAGAAGCAGTTTTCTTTGGTTGATTCTTTGACCAAAGAAGATCTTCTTACTGCCCGTCTTTTAAAGAAGTTGCCACAGATGAGTTGGTCTCAAGGGTTGGCGGCTATTGAAGAAATTCTTTCAAATAAGGAGAAAGGCTAATGAGCACTGCTACTGCGATGCTAACAAAACTTACTGAAGCTGGCCTTAGCGAGGATAAATCTCGTGCCATTATTAAGGCTGAAATCGCTTCGGGCAGTATTACTGCCGACGGTGACTTTGTTGTAGAAGAGGATGTTATTGGAAAAGCTGACGTGAAGGCTATTGAAGCCGCTGCTACAGCGATTTCCAAGGCAATGGAAGTTGGTAACAAAAAAGCCGACACAATTGCTAAGGCAGATTCTGAAGAAAAAGAAGAGTACGACGAAGCCGAAAGTTCGGACGCTGGCGACGACGAAGAGGAAGAAGAGGCAGGCGCTGAGAAAAGTCTGAACTCTTCGGAGGACTACGACGTAGTTGCAATCCTCTCGAAAGGCGCAGATCAAATTCTTGATTCTGTGGAAACGCAGAACAAGACGCTTGCCAAAGGCTATCTGGCTATTCGGGACACGTTCTCGAACTTTGCCGACATCCTTAATAAGGCAAGTGAAAGAATCGCCACGTTGGAAGGTACTGTTGATTCATTGCATAAAGCTTTGGGCCAACCGGTTCCCCCACGGAGCGTATCTGGTGCGGTGGAAGCCGTTCCTAGTCCTGGTGAGGCGGCTATCGCCAAAGCCAATATTGATAACTCCACATTCTCTACTCCAGAGTTGATGGCAAAGGCGAAGTCTATTATGGCTGACACCAAAGATTCAACCCGGTTGTATCAGCTTTCAATGGCAGTGGCAGAGTTGGAAAGTGGCGCGCAGCCCGAGTCAGTGGCCGTGCGTTACGGAATTGCAGTCCATTAAATCAGGTAAGGAGAACCTTTCATGAATCTCGATACGCTTACCAGTATGGCTGGACAGAGCATTGACGTTGCCCAACTTTCGGACCTCAACAAAGCTCTGCGTGCCTCTGGAAATACTCTTGCGAAAGCAAATGTCGGCACGGTACAACAAGGCCAAGCCTTTTCGTCCGTTGCTACGAGTGAACTTGCTCCGCTTGTTCCTCAATCTATTCAAAATACTCTAGACTCTGCGACATATACGGAGCAGGCGGTTAAGTTCTGGGCGGGTCTTGCTAAGACGGCTGTTTCCAGCACGCTGCATGAGTCCGTTGTCGTCAGTAACTACGGTTCCATGAATTTGGATCCGTGGATTCCTGAAGGTGGCGCAGGGGCAGAATCTAATGGTGACTATGCTCGCCAAGTGGTGCAGATTAAATTCTTGGCCGAACGTAGGGAAATTAGCGATGTGGCCACGATGGTCGGCATCGTTGGTTATCAAGGGGTTAGTCGTCAAGGTCTCGCACAGCAGACCATTGATGGAACCCGCGCCCTTATGGGTAAACTTGAGCGCTCTTTGTTCATGGCAGACTCTGATCTGACAAGCCTCGCGTTTGACGGTTTGTACAAACAAGTTTCAGGCCATGCGTTTCAGCAAACTACAACCGATGTTGCTGGTTCGGCTAATGCGCGCACGCAGTTGTCGGTTCCTGATCCGTCTAATAATAAAAACTATACGGATATGGCTGGAGCCGCTCTTACGGCCCAACGGCTTATCGAAGAAGTGTACACTATTTCTTCTGCACCGAACTTCGGTATGGTCAATACGATTCTGGTTGATCCCCGAGTGTATTCGTCCTTGGTTGTTCAAGCAACGACTTCGTTTGCGTTGTTTGATCCTTCCCAGGCTGCTCGCGGACAACTGATCTTCGGTACCGAGGGACTTCACATCGCCGGTCCTGGTGGGATGATTCCCATCACATCTTGCCCGTTGATGATGCCGCCCCAGACGCTTCCGGGGGCAAGTGTTGGTGCTACTTCGGGCTCAGCGTTGCGCCCGGATGTTCCAGATCTTTTGGCAGCGAGTACTAATCGCGCAAAAGCTGGTGTTGAAAAGGGTTTCACTGCTAGTACGGCAGGAGCCTTCACTTATAAAGTGGTCGGGGTTAACGCGAACGGCTTTGCTGTAAGCAGCGCTTCGGATCAAATTACTGTAGCTAGTGGCGACGTTGCTCAAATTGCAATTGACCCAGAGGCAACAACCGAGGCGGCTTATTACCGTTTGTATCGCACGCCGGATACAAAAACTGAAGATGCGGACATGCAGTATGTTTGGTCATACCCAAAATCAGCGGGCGGCGAAACTACCATCATTGATGATAATCGTCATGAGCCCGGAACGGCCCCAGTATTTTTCCTCCAGCAAACGCCGGATGTTATGTATTGGGCGCAGTTGCTTGATTTCTTGCGGCGGCCTTTGGCACAAGTCCAAACTTCTATCCCGTTTCTCTTGATGCTTTTTGGAGCACTTCATGTTAAAGTACCGACCAAATGTTCAGTACTTGACAATGCTTCGCTAACAGCGGCGTAACCGAGGAAGAGGTGTAAATTATGGCTGGCCAATGGCACCATAAGACTTTGCGAAATGTTCGACTTAGCGTTAACGGATGCCACGTTGATATTGATGCCCATGGGAACCTTAATGGCGAGCTTAATGCTGCCGCCGTTAAAACCCTTGGATCTTTACCGGCGTTTACTTGTACCTCCGCAGAAAAACCTGCCGTGAAAGCAAGTGAGCCCGCTGAAGCAGCAAGTAAGCCTGCTGAAGCAGCACCCGCTAAGAAACCGGCTAAGGCGAGCGCTTCAAAAAAGAAGTCTTCACCTAAAAAGAAGTAGGTTCCAGTGTGGGGGGTCACAACGAGACCCCCCACACTTTATTTTAGCCGCTGTGTCTGCTTAGTTTTCTTGGCAGGGCTAGGCGTGGGCACGGTATTTGGAGAGTCCACGCATGGCGTTGCTTAAGAACATAGTTACAGGCCAGTGGCTAAAAGACCGTTATTTGTTTGGTATTGACCTTACAGATGACGCGGGTATTGAATACCCAGACGCTTTATATGACCACTCAATTGCTGCTTCTATAGCAATTATTGAAGGCGAACTAGACTTAGTTCTTAATGGTCTAAACGAATATACAGAGCGCTACGATACGCATGACGCGCACCACGAAGCCTTTTTTCTAATTCATACTGACAAACGCCCTCTGCGTGAGATTACAAAAGTAGAGGTTCAGTTTGGGTCATTTGACCCTACGACACTTCCGAAGTCTTGGATGCAGATAGCCTCTGAAAAAACTGGGCAGATGCAGATTATACCAGGACCGGAAGGTATTGGGTCCGTGCTGTTTGGTGGGCAAGCCCCGTTTCTTGGTTTATCAGGCCTCTTAGGGCGGCCCTACACACCACTTTGGTTTAAGTTTAGTTATAAAGCTGGCTATGACGGCGAGAATTATGCAGTTCCTGACGACATTTTGGAACTTATAGGGCTGTTGTCTGCGCAATTGCCCTTAGATACGGCGGGCGATCTCATCGTTGGAGCCGGTATCGCCTCAAAAAGCATCTCCATGGATGGGCTCGCCACTTCGATTAATACGACTGCATCGAGTACAAATGCGGGTTTTGGCGCACGTATGCTGTCGATGCGCAGACGTTATGACAAGCTACTAAAAGAAGTTAAGCGCAAGTACAGAATTCCTAATTTGATGGTGTTTTAGATGGCCAAGTTTATTGCTCTTAAACCAGCTAAACTAGGCCCTAGGACTGATTTCCCAACTAGAGACCTTCGACAGAATGTCTTTAAGTACGGTATGCGCGTACTTTGGGAGATGGTTACAGTCTGCCCTTGTGAAAGAAAAAGTATAGACGCTTTATCAATAGATTTTGGTACCCGCGAAAAGCCGATTGGATGTCCGCTAAAAGAATTTGATTCCGCTATTTGTGGTGGGAATGGTTACATATACCATAGTGGGCAAGAGATTCAGGCGCTTGTGCACGATGGGTCTAGAGACCCAGATCGTTGGAAAGTTTGGGGTGAGCACGCTGCGGGTAACGTGTCTATTACGACGCTTCCAGAGCACTTACCGTCGTTTCTAGACCGAATTACCCTCCTAGATACGGTTATGGTTTATCGTGAGCGTAAAAAGCGGACAGCAAATTCTGTCGAGGGCCTAAGATATCCAGTTGTAACGAGGTCTATGGTTCTGGGCACCGAAGAAGATCCTACTAAGTCAGTGGCTTCAGAGTTTGGAGTTTTATACGCTATAAAAGCGTCTGAGGATGGTAAGATTGTGCTGGGGGCGGATAACAAACCCTTAGAACTAAAGCAGGACGAGGATTTTATAGTCACCGCAGAAGGCAAAATAGATTGGAGCCAAGGTTTATCCAGCGGGCGCGCACCGAACCCAGGCGAATATTATTCTATGCAGTACTTTATACACCCAGTGTATGTAATTCGTTCAATGCCTTACCAGTTTCGTGATTCTGTACACAAAGTTAAACAGGTTCAACAAGAGCTAACTAATCTACCGACAAAGGTTATGGCTTGGTTAGAATTTTTGGGGTCACCCGGTGGCGACTAAACGTCTAGACTTATACAACGTTGTTCGGATTAAAAAATCCCACATGCGGCGGCGTATGACCGCCATGGCCCGCATCCTTGAAAATGAGTGGAAGCGTTTAGCGGCTAATGGCTTAAACACTACCTCTGTTACTTACAGAAACAACATTGTTGTAGAGGATGTTGACGAAGATAAACTTGTGCTGGTTCTAAGAGGTACTGTACCTAATATGGTAGAGCAGGGTTTAGGTCCGAGCGGCGTGGGCTCCTTCGGCGCGTTTGATATAAGAACCTTCGTGTTAAGCGGCACAAGCCCGAACATACGTTCTTCGGGAGGGGGTTCTTATGTGAACGTACCCTTTAGATTTTCAACAGGTCAAATCAAAGACTTGTCTTATTCTATCCGAGGTATTAATGCTCCAGCAGCCGCGAAAACGCTGGCATCTTTAGCATCTGTAAAATCTAAGTCTGGTGAGTACACCGTATTTAATCCGGCCACGGGGATCGCCGGTTGGCCTCAAGGAACCCTTCAAGTTGGAGATCCCCTAACGGGTAAAAAGCGCGCTGCTATGGATGCAGCAAGGGGCGGCCCCCCGGGTAGGTTAGGCGCGGGCTTTGCACCTAAAATGCGTTCAAAGCCAAACTTTTTAATGGATCCAATGTCTGGAAATGTGCGGGTTCAAGAACCGCATAGGAACGACCCTTTAGCGGGTCTTGTAAAATTTGGCAAAACATATGCCTCTACGACACAGAGCACCTATGGAACTTTTAGGCGTATGTCTAGTAAAGGAAAGCCCTGGATACACCCGGGAATTAAGCCTCGTAAATTTGCTGAAAAACTTGACCTGGGCAAAGCCATGTCACTGGCTTTTATGGACCTTGTATAATGGCTGGCGTATTCGATTTGCACATAATGTCGGCTATGCGCCACGGGTGGCGCAATCTTGTAGCACCTACCGATGTTCTAACCGGCCATCGCGTGCCATCGTCTAAAAAGTTTAAAGCCTTATTTGAGGGTATATCCGATGATGTTTTGGAAGAATGGTTCAAGGGGTTAGCCCCCGATGGCGACTTTACAAAGGTGGAGTTTAGACCGGCATATGTTCCAGAACAGACAAAGTTTCCGTGTGTTGTAGTTCAATATGAAGATGAGCCCGAAGATGAAGCCCCAATGGGCTACTTAGGGGGGCACTTTAATTATGATGAAGCGGTTTATGATCCCATTACGGAGACTACAACAAACACCACTTTTATTGGTGAACGCACGACAGCTTTATTGCTTAAGCAAACAGCTAGAGTGCACATCCTCACTACGCACCCGGAATTAACACGTGCATTGCATATTAGTTTAATTGCTTGCGCGATGGGCAGTAGAAAATCTTTTTATGACTTGGGGTACAGAGACCTTGAATATTTAGGGGCGGCGGATTTAAGTATAGAAGAGGGCCTTATGCCGGAAGACTTGGGCGTGTACGTCCGGGTTCAACGATATATGGCTAGGTCACATTTTGAAATTGCTGATATCAGCGAATTTACTAGTGGTGACGTGCTTATACATGCTTCCGACATCTTTTATGACGGTATTCAGGGTGGTATGGACCCAACGAAAACATGAAAATTATAGCAGAATTAAAAATTAGAACTTTTGCCCTAAGTCATTACAGGTTAGTACCAAGTAGTGCTATAGTTTGGGGCGTTAAGCTAATGGAGAACTGAGCCATGCCACAGTCGATTACATTTAATGGGATTCAAACGCTAAAGCCGGGTGTTTATGCAGAGATAGATACTTCTGCATTGTCCGGTTCTGTTACCGATATTAATCGCGTAGCCGTTGTAGGTGATTTTCCCTTTTTGGCCTCAAACACGCCAACAACAGTGACATCTGCCGCGTCGTTGGTGGGTCTTGAGTTTTCTGACTATACGTTAAAACTTTTGACCAAGTTGCTTTACAACGGATCCGGTGACGCCGCAGTAGCGGGCGGCCCAAGTGCCGTTACGCTTGTTAACGCTAACCAGACCGTGGTTGCCGCTAGTAAGACTTTGACAGACGCTAGTGACAAGGATTCGTTAGTACTAACGTCTTCGTGGACTGGTAAAATTGGTAACAAAACCGTCGTCAATTATCTTGTGAACCCTGACACAGCGACTTTGACAGACTTTGTTATCTCTAGGGATGGGGTGTCAGATACATTTTCCGCTGGTGGTAGTCGTGCAGACATGACCATTGCTCATTCTACCGCTGGTATGGACGCCGATGTGACTCTTGTAAGTCAGACCCTCACATACGGCCCAACGACTGGTATCAAGGTCGCGCAGTCCTTCTCAGTTAACAAAGCTGACACATTTACGACAGAAGGCTTGGCGTTTGACGGCACTATTACAGCAACTGCCAACATGCAGCCAGGTGCTGACGGCTCAAACGCTATCGGCATTACTATTAACGGAACTACTTCTGCGGGCGTGGTTCTTAGCGAAATACTTACTCCGGTAATCGACGCGGACACTACCACGACAACAAGTTCAAACTCGTGGAAAGCTGTCACTAGCATTATTGTTGAAGACCCCACTGCGACAATCCCCGCAGACTCTGTTGTCATCACCTTCACTAATGACGCCTTCGCTATCACACCTACTGACGCCGCTAACCAGGGCGCTGCTGCTGATATCATTAACGCGGATTCCACCAATGGGTTCACGGCCACACTTTCTACCGCCAAAGCCGGTAAGTTTGCACTTAGTACACTTGACGAGGCTTCTCTTGGTGACATCAAAGGTTCCAGTGGAATTCTTCATAGTTTTCTACAGAGTGTGATTGACGACATTAATACGAACTCCGCTCTTGTGATTGCAACCCGCGCCACAATCAGCGAAAGTTCTGATACTGGCGTCCTCCGTCCCAAGGACAGTGCAGAAGTCACTACAATGCTTGTAGGCGGTTCTCAAGCAGCTTCGGTTAACTCCGCAGCTTATAAAACGGCTATCGACACCCTAGACAAGAGCCGAAATATTCAAATTATTGTGACTTTGGATGACGGCGACATTGAGGTTGCAAAGCACGTTAGAAATCATTGCGTGCACATGGCAGGAAAGGGTGAGTCGGAAGTCTGCGGTTTTTGGGGAGCGGCGTCTAATTCTAGTTTAGCAACGCTTCAAGCCAATGCTAATGCCCTAAACACCCGCCACGTAGCCCAGGCAGGCCAAGACCTTACTTTGGTAGACCATCTAGGAAATACCGTTGCGGCAACCCCACAATGGGGGGCTGTAATCCTTACAGGGATCATGGCCGGTACCGCAATAGCAACGCCGCTTACTAGAAAACGTTTAGACATTTTGAAGACTCACGAGAATGGGTGGAGCGCCGCAAACGATCTTGAGGCAGCCATTGATTCTGGGTTTGTCCTAATTTCAAAAGATAGAATCGGCTTTTTTGTTGAGCGCAGTGTGACTACGTGGGTAGAGGACGACAACCCGATTTTTAGTGAAGTTAGTGCCAATGAATCTGTTAATACTTGTATTAGAGATTTGCGTAATTATGTGGACAGCCGAATTGGGGACGCGAATGACGCTGGCTTGGCAGAGATTGTTAAGCAGATTTGCATGACACGGCTAAAGCAACAGGTTTTGGACAGTATTATTAAAGCGTTCAACAAGGACACCCTTACTGTGGTGGATCTTGGCGATAGGTTGCGTGTTGACGTGCGTATTGCCGCTGTTGAGCCTTTGAACTTTATTCTTATTCACGCTGAAGTTGTTCGCAATGTTAACAGCTAGGAGGCTTTAAATGGCAACGGGTAAAGCAATTTCAGGCGCGGCAGCGCTACTTTACTTAGGTGACTCTGGTAAGCCTATTGGCTGGGCTACGGGTGTTACCGCACAAGAAACAATTGAATACATCCCCATTGACCCCGTAGGCATGATTGATGTTGCTGGTCATGAGCCCGTTAGACGTACTGTCAGTATGTCTGCATCTTTTGTTCGTATTAAGAATGAATCTCTTGCTACGCAGCAAGTTTGGTCTAAAGGCGACACATTAGAAGTTATTGAATTTGAGGCCATGAACGCAATTCTGATCGATCAGACTACAGGATCGGCGGTCTTTAAACTCGAAGGCGTGTATCCCCAGACACGATCTTGGCAAGTTCAAAAAGGAAGTATTGTCACCGTTAATGCTACGTTCTATGCTAGGACTATGACTGATGAACAAGGCTAGTAATAGGAGCAAAGCATGGGGAACAAACTTCCAAGTGATAACCTTGGGTCGATTGATTTACGGCAGTTAAAAGACACCGTAGATGAGGTCGCCACGCCAGAAGTACCTGAAGAAGACACACCCGTAATTCTTGTGCCACGACGGCTGGAGATAGAAATTATCTATGTAACTCCAGAAGGGAATCGTTTGCACGGAATCGGGTACAGTCAGATAAAAACAGGGAAGGACCGGCTAGATGTGGCTAAATTGGCTACACAGCTTGGGGGTGGTACTCCTTGGAGTGTAATGCCAGCATTAGCCCAAGGACGCATTTGGGGATTATCGACACTTACGATCCAACTACAGGATGGGCCGGAGTGGGTTTATAAATGGGTACAAGAAGACGACGACTTATTAGCAGCTATCGTGGGTGAGTTGGAGGCCCACGAAGACCGTTACTTTCGCAGATACCCTAGCGAGGGTAGCAGCGATGCGCAGAAGCCGAAATTGGTGGTACGTCCAGCTAACCCTTCCACCTATCCAACCGAGTCCGATTTATCCGACCCAACCAGACTTGTGCCCAGCGGATAGGTATGAAGCGGGTTTGATGCGGTTAGGGGATGAACAATTTTCCGACGCTATTAGTGGCGTACTGCCGCAGCTAGAGGGGCCAGCCGTCAAAAGCGGTGTTGTAGAAATTGACGCTCTAGAAGAAGAATTCTGGTCAGAAGTAGAAGGACTAACGGACTCTGTTAGTATAGACTTTGACTGATAGGAGAATGTGCTTATGGCCAGCAATCGCCACACAACTACAGTTGAAGTAAATGCGGACATTTCTCAAGCCGAATCTGGTCTGCAAAGACTCTCTGCTCTCCTTGATCAAATAAATCAGAAAGCCGGAAATCTGTCCCTAGGCATAGGCGGCGGCGGTGGCGGTGGTGTAGGCGGCGGTACGTCTGGTACAGCGTTGCCCCAGGCCCCCGCTACCGCAACAGGCTCTGGCGGCGGTACGGGGCCTGCGCCTCAGACCGGCGGCGGGGGCCAGTCCCTTAGTAATAGGGGCGCGCGCGGGCAAGCTGGTCAGGACACCGGAATGCTGGGCAGTGCCTTTGGGTGGGCCACAATGGGCGGCGGCGGAGGTGGCATAGGTGCGCTGTCTGGTGCGCTCGGTTTGGGCGGCGGGATGAGCTATCTTGCAGCAAGCCAGCGGAGGATTCTTTCTGCACAAAGAGGCGGCACATTCTGGGGAGCAAGAGAGGCCCAATTAGAGGGGCAAAAAAATAGGGACATTGTTTACGGCGCGGCCGCAGGCGCTGGCGTTGCGGGCACCCTTGGTCTGATGGGGGGCTTGTCTGCGGCAGGCCCTCCGGGGTGGGTTGCTGCCGGTATTGTTGGGCTTGGTGCGCTCGGCGGGTGGGCGCTAGGTGAATCAGAGCGCGCTGAATTTGAAGCGGATAAACCAGGCATGTCCTCGCTCATGGAGGGAGGCCCACAAGTAGCAGAAAGGACAAACAGGCTGCGCCGCCTAGAGCAGATGGGTGGCCGTAGAGCAGGGTCCAAGATGTTTCGTGGTGGCCGCAGTACATCGTATGGCCCCGGCGGTTATATGACTGGCAGGAGTGCGGGCCATGGCGAATATTGGCTTAGGGGCCGTAAAAGGTCCGGCGGCGGCGGCCTGGGCATGTGGGAACACTTTGGGCAGGAACTTGGTCTATCTGCTGAGCAGGCTATAGGGGGGTTTGAAAACTACCTAGGCGGCTTTGATGTGACGCCGGATTATGGCGGGGCAGCGGGGATACCGCATGGTGCGGATCCCATGATGGACGTAAATAGATTGTCAGTACTGACGGGAGTAGATCCTGGAGCACTCGGTAAATATACAAGCATGGCCCAAGAAGTTGGTCGTTCGGGTCGTGGGGGGTTTCCCGCGTCCCCAATGGGCGCACTGCTTGGCGGTCAGCATGAAGCCGCCATTGGAACTATGCAGGGACTTGGACTAACCCCACAAGGGGTTAGTAAATATTTAGAACGGATTGCTAATGCCACCGGAGCAATGGCAAATAAGGGCGTAAAAGTCGATTCTCAGGACATGCTTCAGATGTACCGTGAGATTGGAGGGCAGCTAATAGGTAGTGCAGACCCCGGTGTCAAAAGCCGCTGGGGGCCGCAAAGAGCAATGCAAGCCACCGGTATTACCCAAGGATGGGGTCAAGGCCCCATGCAAAAGCTAATGCAACCGTTTGGCCAAATAGCCGATTGGAAGGCTTTTTCTGCTGCCCAGACAAAGGCCGGTCCAGGAGCCACACTTTCCGGCATAATAAAGGCCGGTCAAGCTATGCAGGGGCGGCCCACCGAAATGTTGGGCGCGATGCAGGGCCTGATGGGTAAGGAAGAGTTTGCATTAGCGTATGGTGCCAAAGGTTTAAACGTTGAGCTTGGCGAAGATTTGTACGGGCTGGCCCCCGGGAGGGGTACGGCTATGCCAGGGTTTAGTGGGCTTAAAACGACTCCGGTGACGGAGTATCAAAAAGCAATGGCTAAGGCCGCAAATAAAGCGGCGGACCAGCTAGACAGAATTCACACCATACTAATGAATGTCGGACGATTGTGGCAGAAACAAATACGAAGGATGATGGAATCTGGTGTTAGTGGTGCCGAGGAAGTATTTGGGGATGAGCCTGGTGTCCATCAGAGAGATCTGCACTATAACCGTAACAACGTAGAATCCACCGGAACATGGAACTGGAATCAAAAGAGTGAATACTAATAGCTATTAAAGGGTAGTGGCGGAACATAATGGGCGTTTCAGCGTACAGAAAAAGACGAAAGTTTAACCAAAACGAAGTAGAGCGTTATGGCGTCCGCGTACTTTTGTACTATTTCAGAGATATGTCCGTAAAGCTTGAGCGCGCGTTAGCGCTGGATATTGCGGGGGGTGCTGGCGAAAGAAACACAGATAAGCTTATCTCAAAAGGTTTGTTGTGGGACATTATTGATGTCACAAAGTTCGTTACATCTGTGCAGTGGTCAGAATCAATACACCAACCTTACGGCACTATCACCTGTAATCTGGCCGAAGAGTTGTACAACTTATTGGACGTATTAAACGACAAGCTTGGGCCAGCCTGGATTTCTGTACAGGCGAAGGAGACTAGTTCAACCGGCAACAAGGGCAAGCGGCTGAAAAAGCTAAAAAAGCAAGGGTACGTAGTCCTTCAAGCAGGATATGTAGTTAAATTTTACGCCCGGAAGGATGTGCGCGCTGACGGGTCTATAACTGAGACTCAAACTGTAGAAGCTGTGTCGTATCTTGATTTTTGTGCTCAATTTAGTCTTAACATTTGTACAATCACAAGCGACGATGAAGGTCAGCGCCGTAAATTAAGGCGGCTACTAAACGGAACTTTTTTTAGTGTCGAGGACTGGACCGAGAAGGCTAGTTCGATAATAAAGGAGTTGCCCGGTAATGATGTTGGTGTGGCCTTTAAGCTGGCATGGTCGCACTTTGCGCGTGTTCATGTGCCAATCGGGGCGTTTATTGGGGGCTGGCATCACGGCTCAATAATGCTTAAAGATTTGGTTACCGTGCTAACAAGCGGTGCTAAGACATCCTCTAATAACCATGTTGCTGGCGAACGCACGTGGGATAGGCACGGCAAGTGGGAAGCCCCATTAATACCAGGATTTTCTATAAGCGCATTATCAAATGCCATGAGTTTTGGCGGGTCATTCCTGGGATTTTTGCAGTCATCATTCGTGGCAGATCCGGGTATGGTAGAACTGTTCCCCGTATTAGCGAATAACAAAGTTTATCTTATCTTCAGACTAGCACCCTTCCGCGTTTTGAAATCTAGTGTTTGGGCAGACTTTGTATACAACCAAGATAACAAAGATTTTGTGGCAACCCTGCCGATGCGCACCATGGCCAAGGAAGGTGCCGTAGATCCTATGACTAAGATGTCGGTAATGAAAGATGCCAAAATTACAGGCGGTGCGGGGCCACAGATGGTGGAGTCTGAAAAGCTTGTGAAATTTAACTCTGAAGATGCGGATAAATTTTTTGGTAAGCCCACGTGGAAGAGATCGCACGCAGATCATTTACATCTTGATGATTGCAGGACTGTGCAAATGGTTTATCAAGATGCCCAAAGGGTATCTACTGCGATAACGGCAACGTGGCCTACAATGCCTGACTCGTTAGCCTTTATATGTGGCCAGACAGGGCTTCCAGTGGTTGATGATGCGGGCTTATTAACGCAAGGTTGCCGCGTATACAGACCGTCATGGCCCTTCATACCGAATGTCGATGCGGCAACAGCTACCCCAGCGGATTGGAGGGCTCAATTGGCGGAGTTCTCTGTTTTTATTAGGGCTATAGCGCTTGAAGCTGCGCAGTATCGCATGAACTTACACTTTATGTGGAAGCTTAACATTGGAGCTATATATAGCCCACAGCTTAGAGTAGGTAGGCCATTCGCGTTTCATAAAGAACCGGGGTCAGCCCTTCTACTGGAAAATACAGGCGTAAACCCGCAGCGTGATGCGACTACACACAGGACTAAGAAGCTAAAGACTTTGGTCGAGTATGGATATACTGAAACAGTATCTCACACAATATCAATGCAGGGGGATTCATTCATAGGAACTTCGCAAATTGATGTAGACAGGTTCCTTAGTAAAAAATATGAGCATATTAGGTATTCGCCCATTAGCGTAGATATGACATTCCGGCTTAGATTTGGGCACATATTACCATCTCCACCAAGAAAAACTGGGAAATAGGAGTATAAACTATGGGTGGCCGTAGAGGCGGTTTTGAGATGGCGGCCTGGAAAGAGAGCCAGTCAGGGGCTCATACAGACTCCTATATTATATATGATACGCGGATAAAATATGGGCGGGTATACCTGGATATAATTCACCCAATTAACGCTAAACAGTTTCAAAACGTATGTTTTATCAACGCCATTAAAAGGCCTGTATTACATACAGTTGGCCTTGAGGCGTGTCTAGCAAAGCTGGGCGACGGCAGTATGGGCAGTATCGGCCTAACAACAGCAGTTACGATTACAAGGCCTGGAATATGTGAACCATATGTTATGGGCATTGTAAATCAGGCCGACGCCGGAGATCGTCGTGGTGCTGTCACTCCGTCAGCAGAGGCGTTGGAGCGCGAAATAAGCATATCAGGAGAGTGTCCAAACTTTTTTATGTTTGGTAATGAAGGGACAGACACCGAACATTTCGTTGCGCACAATGGCGAGTTCCCCTCTGGTTATGACGCAGATGCGTATGCGGGGATTGTTGCCCGGGCAGACGGGATGGCTAAACTTACTGCCCGTAATCTGCAAGCACCCGACATGGTTAAAATTTTACTAGAGTTGGATTCTAGTATGGGGAATATTGAGCTTATACGTAGACCGGACCCCAAAAAAGAGCAGCCTGGTGTTGTAGTACCGACAGGCCTTGAGGCGCAATGCAACCCGCTGGAAAATGCCGCCTATGGTGGAAGGCTGATCGAATTTTTATCTAAAATGCTCATGGACCTTGATGAGTACATAGCGTGTGTTGGGGCTATAGCTATTCAGCAGGGAAATCCCTTGTCATCATTTACGGCGCTTGTCGCCGCGAAGAGCCTCGAAGCCGCATTTGATCCAGATATTGGGGGGCCTAATCCCGCGAAGGGTCCGTCGAAGGTTGAGATAAAGCTGGCTGCGGTAGAGAACAAACTCGCTTATACGACAGTGTTTCCCTCTGCGGAAGTAGCCGCATTAGATCCCGTTTTAGGGGCAACGGCGCTTCATCGTGCCGTAGACGGCAAACCTCCGTACACAGAAGTTTTTGCCGGGGAGAGAGTTTGGGCTAATTTAGGTTTCGAGGATGCCCTCTTCACTGAATTACAGGAAGCAGGCGGCTATTATGAAACATTTAGACAAAAAATATTGAAATATGCAACAGAGGATAACGGCACAACAACATTTGTTGAGACAAACGCATTGGGAGTGGCAGAAAAGGGGTTTTATACCCCTGGCGGCACCGACTTGCGGGTACCTTTTGTGCGTATTTCAAAAGAGAATTCTCTCACGAGTGAGGAAAAACCTGGAGGCGTAGAAGCCTCAAAGTATATTGCTAGTGCTGATATTGATGGGGTACCCATCGACGAGAAGCCTAAGAATCTAAGTACACACGACGAATCTGAGCTTGTATAGGGGGCCGCTATGAAATCCGGCTTTAATTTTAACCAGTTTGGCAGTAAAAAGCTTAGTGCGGCAGACCAGGAGAGGCTTGATGATAAACGCGCCAGACTCCCCTTACACCCACCAATTGATAATTGGTACGCTAAAGCAACAGGTAGAGGGCGTCCAGGAGGTGGTAGGTCTACCCTTTATTATTTAACAACCCGCCCGGTTTATTGGAGGCTTAAGAAGGGCGTACCAATGCTTCTACCCGGATGGAAAAAGGGGTCAGGCCCTTATAGGCCTGACCCACAGATTCTGCCTTTTGTAAGTTCAGTAAGTTATACAAAACGCCCGCAAATAACACCTGTGATGACGTTTGGTACCGTTCCAGCACGACAAGTTCGTTACAGAATGCTTTATGACATTAGCATATCGGGAATGGCTCCTACGATGGACCACCCAGGAATTAATATCATGCCGAGTGGTGGCGGTAAGGCTAAAAAGGTATCTGGTCCGCAGACGGGCGTAGAGATTCTTGATTCTCTGATTGAGTTTGTTGACAACTATACAAGGGCTCTAGGCCGAATGGGTAAGGGTACAAAACGTTACTACAGATCAACTAACACAGAATTAATGATTTTCCACGCGCCCTATGAAAATCTGAATCTTTTTGTAGAGCCATTAAGTTTAAACTATTCGAGGAGTAAAAGCGGCTCTCATTTTGGGTATACCTATGACATTAATTTTATGGCTTGGGGCGAAGGTCTTTGGGCTTCGCCCGAGTACGCGCTTGATATTGAGCAGCAAGAGCTATCTTTTTTGGAGACCATGCAACAGGCCATAGCTCAAGGCGCTGATATTGCGAACCGGGCCGAGAGCATGGTTGTCGGAAATCTTATGCAGGCGCAGCACATTTATATGAACGCGGTAGTTGGTTCAACACAAGCGCTTTCAACCGCTGTGACTGATCTTACCAGCGGCGTTGTTGGCGCTGTGACTGGGATAATAGGAAGTTTAGACGTTGCGTGTAAGAACTTTAAAACAGCATTTGGCAATCTTGTGCCACAAGTGGCCTACGCCTACGGAATCCCCACTTGGTGGAACAATCCAATTCTAGACAAAGCAGAACGATCCTATAGAGAAGGTACAGAGGGTTATCGAGCAGTTCAAACGTCACAACAGTTGGTGTACCAAAAAGCCAGCCAAAGCCCCACCCTTACAAAAAATTATAAGGATTTTGTGGATAAAATTCCGTACCCGTTTTGGACCACACAGGCGTTGGATTTTAATTTCGGCTCTATGCCCGGTTATGTGCCGCCACCAGATGCTGAAACTGAGCCCACAGAAGTTTACGTGGCTAAAGATGGAGACACATTTCAGTCTATAGCATTAGAGCAGTTAGGGTCTGTGGATATGTGGCCAGTTTTAATGCTACTTAATGGCGGCACCGAGGCCGATTTCTTAGCAGGACATAAGCCTCTGCACATGGGTGCAAAAGTTATTGTGCCTACTTCAAACTTTAGTGCCGCACTAGGATCTTCGCCCACAGACGACCCATATTTAACGGATTATTTGCTGGCTGACGACGGAGATTTAGTCGCTGTTAATGACGAGTTTAACGACGTAAAGATTGTAACTGGTCCGTTGTGCCTTAAACAGGGTCTTCAGCATAGACTTTCTATGCGCACAGGCGACTCCTTAGTATTTCCAGATAATGGGCTGGCGTTTGGTGCGGGAGACAACATCTCTATGGAGACTAGTGTGTTTATTTCTGAAGATGTGAAGAATCAAATTCTTAGCGATCCAAGGATTATAGAGTATAAACTATTAGAACTCATAGACGTAGGGCACGCAATCGAAGTAAACTCCCAGGCGACGGCGATTTCTGGGGCTTCTATTTCTTTAACGGTGCCAGTAAATTCATAGGCGAGGAAAACAGGCGTGCCTTACGTACCTAGATTATATGATGAGCTTTTCCAGTCATTACTGGCGCGGGTGGTCACACAGTCTAAACTTACGGACGTAAGCCCAGGCTCTGTGCTGACGCATTTATTGGGCACTGTTGCTCAAGAGATAGAACTGGCAGAATATCGGCTAGAGCAAATCCGCGATTCTTTTGATTTTGATAATGCTAGTGGTTCAGACCTTGATCTAAGGATTCAAGACCTACCTTTGGCCCAAATTTGGCGCAAAGAAGCTTCAAAGGCTTCTGGCGAGGTTATGCGGCTAACATTAGTACGTCTTGAAACTTCTCCAGACGAACTAGAAATACCGGCGGGCTTGATCTACAAACGTTCTGATAACGAGGATGTGTCTTATATACAAACAGCTACTGTTTTTGTAGATATGACCGTCGCTCCATCTGGCGGCCCATGGGTTGTTGATGCTACGCACGAATACCCAGATCCCAATAACCCGCTAGTTGCCGGTATTAGGGTGCTTTCTACTGCCGCTGGGACCATTGGTAATGCCAGTAAGGATATTATTGACCTCTCCCCAGTAGGCGCTCCAGACGAAATAGTCGCCTCTACAAATGTGTTCCCCTGCATTGGGGGCACTGATGGTGAAAGTGACGCTGCTTTAAAAGCCCGGGCCAGAAATTATTTGGGGGCCTTAAGTCGAATAACATCTGCTGCATTGATGTATATAGCCAAGACGTTTTCTTCGACGGATGGCACTACTTTTAAGCACGTAAGCGTGTATGAGCCCGTCGAGGTTAAAGGGTACACAGAACTTCTTGTAGATCCAGGCTCCGCTAACCTCTCTACTGGGGCTACACTGGCTCAAAACTATTCCAAATCTAGTGCAAAAACAATCTATAGTTGGCCTTATGATAGTGATCCGCCGCCATATTTTACGCACGAAGCCCCTTCCGTGGAAGATCTTACAGATGACAACGTTCTTTTAGGTGGTTTTTGGGAAGGCTGGGCTGGCCCAGAAGACTGGGAATCCTCTCTTGTTTATTACCCATTGTCGCACCCCAAGGTGCGGCAAATGTTCGGCATACCAGACGGCGAAAAGTTTGTACTATCTATTGGCGAGCGGGGTATCTTGTATTTAAACACGGACTACAAAATTAAGTGGTCCGATGTCTCAGCAGATACGCAAATAGCGGTCTGGGGGCAAAGCATTAACTTTGCAACCTATGGCCATTTACTTTCTATTGGAAGCGACGAAAATCCCGTTAGAGTTTACATAGGGGCACTTGCAGAATTTCAAGCAATAATAGAGGGAGATCCTAGTGATCCTGTGGCTATGCCCGGGTATCGCCCTGCCGGTACGCGAGTAAGAGTAGTATTACCTACGACACAGTTTGTTACTGGCGGCGTCAGCCTTGATATTACGTATGCAGTAGGCGCTGATATTGAAGCGGCTGGACCCGAGGTTCTGAATAGGGTTCTTTACTATGCGGCGGAATTAGGCCCCGGAGATCCCCTATTGGTGGCTGAACTGTATTCAACTATCATGGCTATTGACGGTATTATAAACGTCCATGTAAAAAAACCGCTAAATGACGTGTGGCCCATCGACGCACGGCATTCTTTAAGAATAGATCCTGACGAGATTGATCTTTTCTAGGGAGATTTTGAATGAAAAAGGTCAAGTTTTACGAAAACGAACGTTTAGACATTGTAGACGCTGCGGCACTTGCAGAGCTTCCGTATGGCTATATGCAGCAGGTAACGCATGCCATGGGGCTAGGGTATGCAAACGGCATTATCCCCGATGTAATACATTCTGGGCAAGGGCGTCTAGTCCCAGGTAAAACCAGATATTACGACGAAGAAGAACAAGTCTGGAAAACGGAAGAAAAGAGCTTCGGCTCTTTTGTCCCCACAGATAACTTTCAATCTGAAGATAAACGCCCTGTTGTAGATAATAGTGCTTTTACCCTAGGCAGGATTGAAGTTTCAGGACGCTTTTATGTTTACCGGTCTAACCAAGGTATGTGGGATTATACTGATGACGTTGATGGTGGTAAGCCGGATCAGTATTGGGCTAATAAAAGCGGCGGGACAGGTGTTATAACTTGTTTTGATGGCGCAAACCCAGACCAACCGACCACTATAACAGTCGGCGTGACTGAATTACTTGAGGACGTTAACTCGCGCGGCGAAAGTGCTGCAAAAGAGTGGTCTATTTGGGCGCGTAGGCTAGAGCACCCTGTTGCGAATGAAAGCCGCCGCTTTTGGAGCGTGGCAGCTTCGCAAGAAGTACTTCAAGCCGTCCATACGAGAGTAGAGGGTCTTGTTGAGTTTGCCTGTGCCCCGACATTGGATTCTGAGGGCAAAATGCGGGCAGCCGGTTGGGTACGCGCATTTGATGGCGTCGGTATGTATAAAGGGCCTTTAACCGCAGACGGTTCTGATGCTCGATACGCTTCAGGCCCCGTTTGGCGGCCGGTGCTCGCGTTTGACTATTGGAGGCAATGGGCTGGGAACGCTAAAAATGTAGCTATGAGCCCGAACGATTCATACGCTAGTCGAGCGTCTTTTCCATATTGGCCCGGGTCAAAATCCGGGGGTACCGGAGGGAACCCAATAGAACCCATTATTGGCAATATTCATAATAGGTTTGATCATTTAGATCTACTTCAGGTTAAAAATACAAGCCAGGTTAGTGGGTACTATAGATGGCTAACTTCTATCACGGATACAGTGAAAAAACGTATTCGCCCTTCTGGCCCAGATAATCATGGACCTTCAAAATGTAGTAACTTTGATGCTGGGCTAGAGTCTAATTACGAAGAGTTCCCGATCGGGTACCCACATGGCATTGACCATTTGTCAGGGGATCTTTATCACATAATGCCAGGAACATCGACCCTTGTAACTGGTGATTCCAGCGCCGCAGATGCGGACATTGGCTTTGTGGGCAATCATACGTCAGCGCAGTCTTTTCTTTTTGATTCTAACGGTCAACCGGGCAGGGCGTTTGATCTGTACGATTGCTTGATGAATAGTGATGATCCCATTTTTGGTCAGAATTGCACTTCTTTAGGTGAATTGGTTTTTAGGCTTGCACGTGCTGTTAGCCAGCTTCGATCGGGGACAGATTTAGACCCCTATTTGTTTCGGCGGACGTATGAGCGCCAAGCTAAAACAGCTTGGGCAGGAGGGCCTAGAAAAGGCACACTAAACGAGCCCCAAACGCAGACTGATCTACAATTCGGTACAGGTACTGCACCAACGGATTCGTGGTTTCAGCACCAAGTTAATGCTGCCCCGACGCAGAATCGTCAGGGCAGCTTTATATTTGATGGTCATAATACAGACACCGTTAGACCGCTTTCTCATTTAGAAGAATTTTATGACAACTATGCTTTCGCACACCCGCACATTCTTTACCAAGGGTCGTGGTATTGGAGCGCTAATACCGCTAGGGTATTACCTACAGCCCTTGGCGAACCAGAAGATGCCCAGCAAGTGAATCACCTTAGTGGGGGTCACGGAATCGGCCTGTTTGCGGGCTCTAAGCCCAGTGAAACGGTCAGTAACGGCTGGCTCCCCGTTGGAAGGCAGTTTAACCCTCATAAGTGCTCTATAGCTAAAAATGGTGGGTATGGGGCCTTTCGCTCCGTTGCTCCGAGGACATACTCGCGTAAAAGCCAGATGGACGACGGCTCTCCCGCAGTGGACTACGGCAGTGGGGATCATTATGCCGCCGCTTCGTCGGATTTGGCCCTGCCCAACCCCCAGGTAGCGGACGCGGCAAGTATGCTTACTCGGGGATTTTCCCCCAACGGCATCGCGGGTTATCCGAGACTTGTTGGCCCAGGTAATGGGTGGGGCGATGGGACGTTAATCCCTTTTGAAGGCGGATTTGAGTTTTGTTTGATGGTTCCGTGTGAGTTTCAAATTACCGCCGTTCATGTGCAACCCCTATCTACGTGGGGTGCGAGCAACGCCGGAGGATCAGGAGACCATCTCAACGATCTTCGGTACGAGTGGGTCGCCCAAAACGAGCACCAACCTGAGTCTTCCCAGGTACACTATAACGATACTTTGTATCGAAATACGGCGCTTGCGGTAAATGCCAGCAATACGCTAGGGATTGTGGGCTCTAACTCTGTTCATGGAGAGCAGATCCACAAAAGAATACTAGTTCATGTAAATAACCCAACTGAGGGCATCGCCACGCATCCGCCTAAGAATTTCAATATCACTGTATACGGCAATTACTTTAGACATACTGGGGACTTTGTATACCGTAATGAGGGCGGTACTAACTCTGGGGATAGAACAGCCGCGCATAATTTGGGCAACGCGGGATGGGCGGACCAGCACATGAAACAACTCTGGCGAACGCCGAGGTCGCTAACGAGGGTTTCGGCAATGGATCAGCACATGAGCGGCTATGGCGACACGCTGGCATATGGGAGAGTCCAAAATTCGTATACACCGAAGCCATCGGAGGCCCCAGGATATTTAGACGATTCTACTGCTTACGAGGGCGGGCCTACTACGTATGGATACCAATATGGTAAGCGGCGAAGATACGACAACGTAGTAGGCTTTGGTCAGCACAATCAGAGTGTAGAGCAACAGCATCCGTGGCCAGTTTCAAATTTAGGTGGCCCCAACACGTCTGAAGGGATAGCTAACACAGGCGATATTGTCGTTGAGGGGGATTCGTATATACCATTATCGGCGCAATCACCAGCCGCGCCCCCCGGCTGTAATGATGCACATAATATGAATTATCTTGCTGTTGATATGGGCGGGGAACCAAACCCATATTTGGAAGTCTCTGGCATTGGCGCTGAAGCCGGGTTGGCGGTTGAAGCAGACATAGGTAAGGTAAACCCGCCAAATATATTCCCCAGCATTGATTGGTGGTCAGGGTATCCGGGTCAGCGCGGCGTAATAGGGGGTTGGTAAATGTCTAAACCAACGGCAATTACTAATGTAGATGTTTTAATAAATCAGAGTGCGATTGGCACAAGCCTAACGCAAGCTCTTGGTACGGCAACGGGAGTGGATTCACAGGGTGGTAGGAACATACAAACGTTTACGTGGGTTTTATTGTCTAAACCAGAGGGGTCTTCTGCGGTTATTACGAGCCCAAGCACCTCTAGCCCAACACTAGCCTCTATAGACACGTGGGGAAATTACCTTGTATTTTTACGTGTAACGGACATTTATGGGTCCGTTAGTGAAGCAGATCCTACCAGAGCACCCAGCACAGCTTTGCAAACAATCCGCGTTCAGTCGGCAGGGCTTAGTCTAGAAAAACCGGCAGCGGGCGAGCGGGCATGGACGACCTCTGTGCACAAAGTTATCGACGCCGTAGAAAGTTTAAACACTTCTTACACGGCCGTGGCCCCTGTTAAGCGTTTGGCCGGTACACAGGCTAGTGCACAGGAGTTAGATCGTCTTGTAGCCGAAGAAGTGCTTACAGGCATGCACACGCATAAAGGCTCTGACGTTACGCAAGCTTCTATGGCGAATCGTGGTGCCGTGTCCTTGGCTTATGAGCCTTTATCTGTTTCTGCCCCAAAGGTAGCTAATCAGGTTCGCGGTGCTTGGCACACACGCTGGGAACATCTTACGGGATTAGGCCCGCTTGGAAGCCAAGCGACCATTACATTTACTGGTAATCCAGCGACAGATTCGTCTGAAACATTAACGCTGATATCTACCGATGGAACCGTTGTTGTTTACACGGCGGCTCTGGCCTCAGACTATACACGGGGGAACAATGATTTTCAGGCCGATGAGTCTGTTGCGAACATCGCCGCAAAGTTAAAACTAGCAATTGACAACGAAGGGGGTCACGGCGGGAAACTTACTGTTGCGGACGATAGCGCCGGAACTTTGACCATAACCCAAACCGTTCCCGGCGCTGCCGGTAACACGTACTTGTTTAGCACGTTATCTAATACCACTATCGTCGGGTTTGATAACGGTGGCCGCAGTAATATTTTGCAGGGCGGCGGGCTTGAAGAAGAGATTTTAGCCTCTTTCACGGTCGCAGATACTAATCTAACTGTGAATTCAATCGGTGTTTCCGCTTTACAGGCTAGAGGGTCAACAAATCCTACTGTAGTACAGTTTAGACTATTAACTGCCAGTGAGTTTAAGGGCTTGAACACGCCCCATGTTGAGTCTGGTACCGCCCTTTCTACCACCGGAACTCTTTTAGGGGACGTAACTCTTACGCATACAAATATTTCTGACGTAGGAAAACCCTTATCTGCTTATGCCGATCTTGGGGCCGTGTCTTGTGCGCAAGGCTCTGTAATTGTTGCGAGACCAACCGCTTTACTTGAGGCAACAAGGCCCTACATAGATTTGATAGTAACGGACTATACGGCCATTACTAGCGGAGATACGGTAACGCTTAATACGAGGGATGAGACAACAGCCTATGTGTTTGCGTCTACAGTTAATACTACATGGCACGCGGCAACGAGTAATAACACCACAGCAACAAATATTGCCGCGTGGATTAATAACACGGCATCTACTTATCCAGGAACAGAGTTTGTGTGTAGCGCCCCCACGCTTGACACAAGTGTGCAAAATGCGGCTACAGCAACCGTAACTGTCACTGATTTTACCGAACTCAACTCTACGGATTCGATTGAACTTGTGTCCACCTCTGGCGTGCGCGCCACTTTCTCGGAGACCTCAGAATGGGAAGCTACAGTAAGTAATAATCAAACGGCCGCTAATATAGCAACGGCTATAAATGCCAACGCGAATTTCACAGCAAGCGCTGTGAGCACCAATGTGGTGACTATAACGCAGTCAACAGTCGGGTCTTCTGGGAACACAACTATCACCTTGGTAGATACCGGTAGCGCCGGGATGTCAAAAACAGACTTTACGGGCGGCGTTAGCGCTACGGCTACTGTACGCGTAACAGTTTTAAATGATTATGGGGCACGCTATGGGGATGCGACTGTAACTATGGCCACGGGCGGGGGCATTACTTTGGGTACAAGCGGTAGCGCCACAACGTCTACATTTAGTGGTGGCGGACATGCGGGCGACGATTTCACAGCTAACGCGCTTGATATCATTGTTAACTGGAAGAAGAGGTACTAATTGTGGGCTGGGGCTTTGGCAACGATTTTGATCCGGCTCCCAATGAGGCTCCGCCAGGTGCTTTCGATCCCGAACCGCTTCCTGGGGTTCCTGGGGTTCCCCCCGTCGTTCCCCAGCCATACGAATATGGGGGTGACGGCTCTGATGCGTCCCCAAATCAGGGTTTTGGGGACGATACCCCTAGTTTAACCCCAGGAGACCCAGATGCCGGTTTTGGCGACGAAGCTGACAAGGCCCCACCAATCGTACTTGATATGGATGGGAAGGGTCTCGTTTTTTCAGATGAAGGCGGCGATATAGTCACTATAGCCGGGACATTACCCATAAATTTGGCTAAGGCGGGCACCAATTTCAAGTTTGTTAGGTATAAGTTTAGAGTTGCGCACGTGGGCACAGGCGAGCTTTTTCCAAAGGTCGGTTTTTGCTACGCCGCTATTCAGGGAAACATAGACGTTTGCCCCGTTGTACAACTCGGTTTGGTGCAGTTTGCTTTACCCCCGTGCTATGTGGGCGATTATCACATACACGTGTATACGTGCTACGTACCAGACACCGCTAATGCTCAATACGCGGTTACGCTTCCTTACGCCATAAATGTTGACAGACGGGTAAGAGATTTCCCAACATATCGGGTACGCAAAAGCCTTCCACCGAACTATTTAACCGGACCAATACGTGTAGATGACGAAGGTCTGTACCCGGCGGAGGCTTAATGTCGAACTTAACAGGCGTAGAAGGCCACGCAACTTTAATATCTGGGCAAACCGCCACCATTTATCTGCGCGGAGGGTACTCTAGTGTTCGTTGGTCTAACGCCTATCCGCCCAATCTAGCCGCAGTAGATACTTGGGGTACCCCGCTAATAACGCCTGGGAACTATACGTACAACATTACAGTAAAGGTTTTGGACGATAAGTTTCTTTTTAAAAATGACCCGCTTTCTGGGGACGGATACGAGGGCGGGTTTACCTTACACGAAGCGAACACATATGTATTTGATGTAAGCGACACTACCAATAGCGGCAACGTGTTAAAGTTTTCGGAAAAACCCCCCAGTTTCGGATGGAATGACCAGCTATATTCTCTGTACACCACTGGTGTTAGTTCCTCTGGAACACCAGGTAATCCTAGCGCCACAGTAACTATTACAGTTGCTTCAGATATGCCCACGCTATATCCGGTGTGTGGCAACCATTTTAATATGGGAGGTAATACCCGTTTTATTCGCGGGGCCGATGATGGTGCTCATTCCAGAAGCTTTTCCGCGCCATACGGGCGCACAACGTATTATTTCGCTGGCGTAGATAGTTCAGACAAATTACAGGGTGGAATTTATGCCGTAACGGCGAGCACTAGAAAAGGTCTTAAAGATTATGTGCTCGAAAGCCACGATGGGACCGGCAATGTAACTAAAGGGCTGATTTCGCCTTATTATGCGGCTTCTAATGGGGACGCAAGGCTTCTAAGCCCGTTAAACGGGAGTAACGTTGGCCTATGGTCTAGTGCTAAAGAGCATGTTTCTGAGTCAGTATCCCTAGGGTTTAAATTTCCGATGGGTGAAAATTCTTACACGAGTGCAAGCGCTTCTATAAATGGCTGGGTTTTACTTTCTGGGAACATTACTCAAGATGCCGGAAACCCAATGCACTCACCCGCGAATAACGCCTATGCCGGGGGGATGTCCAATGTTCTAATATTTCCGTGGTGGACGCCGCAGAAACCGGCGGGTTCAAGAACACAGCGTGCAGCGGTAAATAGCTACGGCGAAACATACGTTGATGGTGGGCTCTATTTTAGGCGCGAATCTTCCCCAGAGAGGGCGATTTTTACTTGGATTACTTATAGCCATCCCGCACATACGGCTTCTGATCATAGGCTACTTGAGTACCAGGCGGTCCTTTATCCTAATGGGCAACTTGAATATAGGCATGAGGCTGTATCAGAATCTGGGTCACCAGCATCGGCGGACAGGTCTTCTGCCGCAAAGGGCGCACGCTTAGACACGACAAATACCACAACGTGGACAGACGGCAGTAGTGCCGAACATACCGGCGCTCCCGATATTGGTGAGTACTACGACTTCTTCTCTTCGGACGGGTTCCCTCAAGATGACGCGCCCGGAACAGCCCCAACAATTACTGCCACGGAGGCGTCGAATTGGTCTACAAACACAACCTATTTCGCTAGAGATGCTTCTGGTGGGAAAACGGTGATCATTCCTAATGATACTTTTAGTTTAGACGGTTTGCCCCATTCTGGAGTGTCCTCTGTGGATCCCATATTCACTAATTGGCTAGAAAACCCAGAAGAACAGTTCGATGTTACTATTGAGGATCCTGCGCCTGGGGGGTCTAGATCTGCGTACACAGCATCGCCCGTAGGCGAGTTGAACGCTTTGTATAACCCAGATGGAAGCGCTCTCGGGACATTTAGAGCTAATTTAGTACTTATGTTTAATGGAGCCTCGCAAACAACTATAGATATAATTCGTGGGCGAACATATGTTTTTGACCAGAGCGCTAGTTCCAATAAAGGGTACCCGCTTGAATTTTCACATGGCCCTGATGGCACTAATAATAATTTCACTAAATTTTATTATCGTGTCACGTACTTTATTGATGATGTAGAGGTCGCTTTTAGTAAGTACAAAACAGAGCTAAATCGGGGTACTAGTACTTCTGCAAGAGTTCGCCTAGCCGTATCGAGATTAGCCCTAGATAAATATAGTACTCCTAGCGAACTCTACCCATTTGTCGCTGATAAAGTTATGTGCGGCGACGGCACGAAGTTTTCTATAGCTGAGACCAGTCCGTTATTGCCGCTTTCTTCGGTAAGGCCCCTTTCTGTGATTTTTGTCGCAGACGAAAACTTTGACGGCGAACGGGTTACTGAAAATAGGTATTCACACAGGGAATGGTTTAATAAAACAATTGCTAAACCTATAAATGGTTTAAACTATTTTAATGTTTTTTATCACCAAGGCCTGATCCACCTTAGAGCACGGCACGAGGCCCACCATTGGAACTGGTCTACTAGTGCTATGACAACTACAAATGGTGTTTTAAGTGGAACCTCTGTTCCTTCAGGAAACAAGGCCGCTCATGTGATAACAACCGGCGGCCATTATACGTTTTATGCCCAAGCGGTAGATTACAATGGTGGTCCCGTTGGCGACACATATGTAGCCTCTATTGAAATAACTCCGGCAAGTTTTGTTGATGATAGCGGTTGCCCGGAAGATCCGGTCTTTGATCTTGAAAGGCGTATTGGATCCCCAGCCACCGCAAATATTAAGGCTAGGCCTAAACATAGTTTAGACACCAGTGTCGATACGAAGCCAATCATTGACGTTATATCACTAACGTTTGCCAGACCTTATAGGCTTACTGACGGCCTCGTTAATGTGGACCTTAGTAATGCTTCGGTGCATGTAATAATTTGGGCCTACGATATTACTTGGTGGTCATATTGGGTTGATGGCGATACCAACAACATAACGCACGTGCATAACTCCCCACAGGCAACATTTTTAATGCCCCGTACATCGTCCACAACAGAACTTCATGTGCTAAATGTTTGTGGCTATGATCGTTATGGTACTAAGGTAGCTGAAAATGTTAGAACTTTTGAGTTTAGGCCGGAGCCGATGCCAAATATGCTAGACCCAACATATCCTGTGTCGCTATCATTATCCCAACCTGTAGATCAGCGGGACAGGGACTGGGCAGCGGCCACTAGCGCTAGTCACGCCCCTATAGTTACAAGAGCTTGGGATGATAGATCGCTTGGGAATTTTGAGGTATCTGTAGCCGATGCCCGTCTAGGCTGGATAAATTGGCCTAGGTTCAATAAAACCGAAACCGCGACAAACAGCGGTTCTACCGCCAGTACTTCCAGCCCCACCCCTTATGTTTCAAGTAGTTCTGGTACGGGCGGTTCTGATAGTGGATATTAAGTATACTTAGGAGACTCCAATTATGGCTGAATTTCATCAAAAAATACCGCTGCCCGACCACAACAGCGATGGTACCGTAGATGTTGGCGATCTCATGTTCGCTATTTACGAATCAATTACGCATAGCTCTCAGTCTACACTGCAATTTGCGGTACACGACAGCAACACGGCAGTTTACGTTGACTCCACCGGAAACGGCACAGCCGACTCTTTTGCCACCCCTTCAAACGGCCTAGCCTTTGTTGCCGGTAATGGCACCCCGTATATGGTTATTGAACCTAAAGCGGAGTACCCGGGCGGTGGTAAGTGGCAGCTTAAATTGTCTAGGCAAAGCGGTGGCCTATTCTATGAACTAGACCAGGCAGGCACGTGGTCTAGTTCCAACGGTAACTTTAGCGGATCTGTGGCTACAACCGGCAATATTTCCCTGGTTACCGGAGGCGTAGCCGCCACTAATATTACTGGGACACACCTGTATTTCAGTTCTGGCACAGAAACTTATAACGTTAACAACTCCTATTCTTACCTACGCCTAATCTTGCGCAATGGGGCTAGTAATTCAGATTGGGCGCTGTACTGCGGGGGTTACATCCCATTTTCGCCTACAGCAGACACAAAACCAGTTGTACTTTTAGCTGGCACCCCCCAGACAAGCAGCGGGTGGTCCGAGGCCGGTTCTGGCGGCTTAAATAGGACACACCAAAGCTATGCCCACACAGCAGCGCCCACAACGAAAGCCTACGTAGCCTCAATCACGTCTATCGTTGGCGGTAATGGGCACGACTACGGGAGTAATTACATAGCCCCAAGCGCTTATTTACTCACTACATCGGGCGAAACATTAGGCATTTTTGGGCCTACAACTTTTAGAGGGTTTGATTCTACGGTGCCAGATTGGACAGTAGATGCGTCTGGGGCCTACATAAAAGCTGGTGGCTGGTTGCATAGATTTGTCGGTTAAGGAGTACTTGAGTGTCCGTTACAGTACTACTTCCAGATGATGGTCCCGCTTTCACAGGCCTTTCTGATGTTAGCTTGTCTGTACACATTACTAACACTAATGTGTTTGCCCCGGACGCTACGTTTGCACGACCGCGAATTCAGCCAAATTTTGTTTTAGCAGCATCTACGGGCGTGCGCGCAGTCACAGATTTTAAGAAGGCTGAATATCCGCAGGCACCTAGAGTAACAAGTGCAGAGTTTGAACTTTTAGCCTCTAAATTGGGGGCTAACCAAATAGTAATCGAGTTTGAAACGGGCGACATTCCTTCCGAACCCTGGCGGTACCAAATATATAGCCGTGCTACAGGGGCTAGTCATGCGCATGTGATAGCGGTATCAATATTTTCTGAGACAAGGCTTGCTGTTGCCACAATTGAGGGGTCTTTAAGGAAAAATGTTGGCTATAGGCTTTTTGTGCTTATCCCATCTAGATTGTTGGCCGACGGCAGCATTTCAAATGCAACTACCGTCGAGGAAATGCAAGTTTTAGAGACTGGTGGGGATAGTCCACTGGGCGCAGATATGGTGCCCTATACACCTAATAATCCAGAGGAAGCCGATTCTTTAAACATTATCAATTTTCCAACATCTAGTAAGGTAGCGAAGTATTTGGATACTTCTATGTACCCAAGCGTGGTGAAGGCCGGGGACGAGCTTTGGGCTAGTCATAATGAAAATAATTTAGCTGCCCGCACAGGGCTAATATATGAGCGGCCCTTTTTTGTTAATTCTAAAGACAGGCTATTTGATGACAATGTAGAAATGCCACGCCAGTACGGGTCAAAACATAAAACCTCCGGCAGAAACCCAGATCACGGGTCTAAATTTGCGCGAGAAGATCTTGTTACTAAGTACCGCGATAATGCTTCAAAAACGCGCTTTAGAAATGTCGCGGGTGCTAGGGAAGAAACGGCAGCAGAGGTTTTAGCCCGTGGCGGAGACAGGCCTAGACTACTAGACATTAATAAACCTGATCCAGAAGAAGAGGTCTACTTTCTTGTTGGGGCCTCCGGTGGCGACGTTGAGTTTCCAGCCTATAAGTCATTTCAAGCGGCGTTTATTTCTGGCGTAGAAATTATAGTTGAAGAGGCTGTAGAACTAGATGTATGTGGCGGCGAAAGTTTAAACAAAATACTACCCGCTTTATTAAGAGCTTTTGGGTCGAACTTAGCAGAACTGCGCGGAGAACCGGTCACTAGAACCCTTAATCAGATAACAGCATCGGCACAAGAAAAAGTGCCCAAAGGCTATTTGCTCGGTAAAATCAGAGTTGAGACAACCTTAGCTTTTCCGAAAGACTTGCAGTTTGGCCCCTATAAAGTTTGGATTAATGGGTTTGAATTTGAGTATTCCCACGCAACTTCTGGGTGTAACGCCTATTTAGTGGATGTTGTTAGTAAAGACTATTTACAGGACAGCATCCCCGCAAATGCCCAGGTTGTTTTAGACGTGCCGTCGCTTCCTCCAGAGATCATAGGGTTAGGCTAATGCTTACAGCGTTTTCAAAAACGGAAATGGCTTTTAGGGACACTCTTTTGATGAAGAGTGACGCGAAGTCTTTTGATGCCCTGGCTGGGCAGTATGGCTTCCCAAGACCGCATTGGATTCCAGTTGAAAACTGGCGCAGAGCTTTACAGTGTGTGCTCCATGGGCCTAGGGGCACTTTGCATACATTAAGAGCTTTTTTACACCATGCTTTAATGCCATGGACGATTCCGTACACTTGGACGGCCGGTGCGGCCGTCCAGCAGTGGCACGTAGATCCGTTGTCCGGTAGTGTTGTAGCTAGGCCTGCAAAACAACCGTTTGTCTTTGCTTCGACTTATGTACCCGCCGGGTCTAAAACAGGCGTCCCGGTTATGAGTGAAATCGACCTGTCTTTTAGAGAAACTTGGCTAAGGCCTATTCAAGAGGCGTATGCGGAGAGCGTAGTCACAACTCCCGCAGTTTTTGATGATGATGGGAATCTTGTTTCTGGGGCCGAAGAGGTGCCCGGTGGCGAATGGACATTTAAGCCCTCTTTTGTAGACGCCAACGGCGACTGGATAGACCAAACTTTTATGGGGTATCCAAAGCACCCGTGGAAGTTTCATCATATAGCGAGCACTTCAAAGGCAAACACATTCGTAAGTTTGTTGGGGTTCGATACTGGGTATCATGCTGGAAGCCTAAAATTAATTACAGACGACCCAAACCCAACGGATAAAGTTTCCGCAGAGTACAAGGCCTTGTACACCATGAAGGATGAAGGGGAAGGCTTTATCTCACCGTATGTGATTTCAGAGCGTAGCGGTGGGTTTGGTAACGTTGGTACAAGTTTGCTTACTAAAGAGCACTATGGCGGGGAAGCCGCCCACGTGCGCATACACTTATTTTTACATGAAGTGCCCGTATTTGTTTTTGAAGAGGGCATGGGCACTTATCTTATTTGTGGGGTTCCGCAGTTTCAACCGCCCGCACCGTTGGGGCCGCAGCAGCCCGTAGACCCATTGGTCACGGGAGAGCAGGCAGCGGCAAACCCGCTGATGCAGTATCCGAGTGGTGGCGAACGTTTAGAAGGCCAACCTTGGGGTGGGCACATGCAAATAAGTGAATTGCACCCGTTCGGCCCAGCATTGTTTTTTCCCGGTGGAATGGACAGATGGCCGCCCTATTTAACGGGTACAGGTGATAACCCAGAAGCAAACAAATATGAGGCTGGGTTCAAAAATTCGCTTGAAGAAGCGATACAAAAACTGATTCCGGTTGGTATATCGTGGGAGATTATTAAAGGTTGGGGTGATGGCCTGCCCTCATCCTATGCCCCAAACGCATCTACTGGCACAATTGTACGTAGCTTTCCGTGGCCAGCAAAGGGATACCCATCAAACGCAAATTGGGAAAATGTCGGTGCGGGAGCGGCAGAAGGTTCCATTGGGTATATACCCCCGTTCATTATTAAACCCATACTTCCCCCTCCTGACCCGGACCCGATCCCACCGCCCCCTGACCCAGACCCACTACCAGATATATAAAGGAGCCTATAAGTGTCTTATAAACCTCTGTTTCCTATTGATAGTGACGAGGCCGAAGAACGGCCTACAGAGCTAACTATAGGTGACTTCTCCACTACAAGGTTTGTAAGTCTTCTTAAGAAGCTTGGTATTAAGGGCAGCATAAAAGTGGGTAAACCAGGGAAAATATCTGTGTACCCATTTAATCTAACGCCGCGACTTGGCCGCCTGTACCAAGAACAGAAAAAGAGTTTGAACTTTTGTGACCTAGTTAAGGCTGCTAACTTTGTGGCTCCACCAAAAGCGAACGCGGAAGCCGCTGCGGAAGCACCGGTTGGCACGGTTCATTATTGGAAAACAGGGCCGCATAAGAAAGTTGCGCCGGGGAAGTGGGTGCCAGTTACAGAAGAACACGCTAAAAAGTTAATGGAAACGAAGCAAAGACCTCCGCAAAGGGTTAACGACCCAGACAAGGAATGGGGCAATGATCTCGATAAGAAAAATGATGATGGCACGGTCACGCTTTACCACCGGACTAGCGCTGAAGGAGCGCAGGGTATTACAGAAAGCGGTACGTTCTATTCAAAAGAATACGATGGTTCGGCGTATTTCTCTACACGTGATCATGGGGCGGCTTCCAGTTACGGCGACCACCTTATCGCGGTAGACATTGATCCGGGTTACGTCCATTTAAATGATGAGTTTTCTGATGGGGAAGTGCATGTACGTGTAACCCCCGAAAACCACCAGAAGATGCGGAACTTGCAGGTTTTAGAGGGCGGTGCATTTGAGGACGTTGTAGAAGGGTTTGAGTACGCAGACAAGCTGGCGATGTGGGTAGAAGACCAGGGTATTGAAGACGCAGCCACTTTTGCCGCAGCAGATCTAGGGGGCACTGGCGCTAAGGATACTAACGAGGTCACGACGCACATAGAGAATAATACAAGTGGGCAAATAGACAGGGCCGGTGCAAGGGCTGAACTTTCCAAAACAGGCGACTGGCATTACCTCCATAAAGTTTCGGTAGACGCTGTAGACACAAAGACGCACGGGGACGTTGAGCCTAGTGGTGAAGAAGACCTTGATGTGCCGATTGTGATCAACGCCAAGGGCGAAGTTATTGATGGCCGTCACCGGGTAGAGTTAGCGCGAAAGCGGGGTATCAAAGAGTTACCAGCTTACATGCCAGCATCAAAGTACTGGGAAGATAACTTAGAGGTAGATGAACCCGACCGGGGCGTATTTTTCGGTGACGAAAAGAAGCCACCCCCCGAAGGGTGGACGATGGAGGACGGGCTTAAAAAGCTTTCTGAAACGCCGTCCGACGACTTCATGGAATCGGGTTATGGCACAGAACCGGCCGATTATTGGCTTCATATTGAAGACGCTATTGAAAACGTGTTCGATGGCGCAAAATTACCGGGTGGCTACAAAGCGCGGGATTATAATGTAACCCCGTTTCAAGTTAGCGAGGATGATTACACGTATCGTGGTGTAGGGTCTGAAAAATACACTCAGGGGGTTGAGGTAAGTGGCGATATAGATGTAGTTGACACTAAAACCGGGGTGACACTAGATACGATTGGTACGTATCACCGCGAGTTCACAATTAATTCCGAAGGCGACTTGGAAGTGCACCATGGGTCGCTATTTCTTAATGCTCACGTCCAAGGCGAAGGAATCGGATCCGCCTTTATAGCTCATAGCCTCGAATCCTATGGCCCATTAGGAGTAAAGAAAATAACCATAGAGCCCGCAGAGGTTGGTGCTTATGTTTGGGCACGCCTCGGGTTTAGTTGGGGAAGCCCCGACAAAGCCGAGCGGAATCTTATCCCCTTTGTGGCCCGGGAAATTGCGGAAGAAGTTAATAGGGTGAACCGGGGCACAGAGGGGTATGTTGACATGACATACGACGAAGCTGTGAAGATAGCGAGGAAGCATAAAGAACCTCATGATCTAGCCAGACTTCATGTTGGCGAGTTACACCTAGGGAAAGAGCTTCTGATGCACAATTCGCGCTTGTGGAAGAAAATGGGTGGTGCCGCAATGGATATCCCAAGTAAAGAACATACCCGCCTTACAGAACATTTGAGTAAAAAGACAGCGGGGCGGCTGCAAAAAGCGGGCAAAAAAGGCGGCAAAAAGAAACAGATCTCACTTGGCGAAGATATGTTAAATGATGCAGATGCCTTTGGAGAGGCTATAAACCTGTCCAGAGAGGCGGAGTAGGTGCATATGAGCGGTAACGATATCGGTCATCGTGACTGGCGAATGCGTCTGCGCGAACAAGAAAGAATGTATATAAACGCCGCAGTATATCATGGTGATAAATACTTTGTGCGGCTGCGGACCAAAAGGTATAGACGTGTAGCCAGTACTTCTGGCACATGCTGATTAGGAGGCTTTCATGGCGACTACGATTACCCCGGCGGCTTTGACCGTCACTATTAAAGAGAGCATTACACTTAATGGTCTCCAACGAGGCAACGAGCAGAAGCTTACCATTACTGGTGTTTCGGCGTTTGATAGCCGGATTCTTACGGTTACTTCAGGTACTCATAAAAAACTCGCTTCTTTTGGAAGCGGTACAGAAAGTGCTGGTAACTACGACTCCACAGCGGTTGTTTATGTACGCGTTACCAATTTGGATGCCGTAAATAGTGTAGACCTTATTTTGGAAGAGGCGGACGCCGAGGGCATTGTCGGGAATACTTCCCCAAGTGCCGCCTACTTTGTATTGGGTCCGGGCAAGTCTTTTTTGGTTGGCACAGCTTCTTTAAACACAGAAGCCGGGTTTGGCGCTGGTGCGCCTCCTAGTAGTATAGCTACGGCACCAACACTTTCTGGTATTTACGCGCAGTCTGACGCTAACGTGGATCTGGAACTGGTTATAGCCAGTACATAGAGCCTAGTATGTTTAAAAAGTTAAAACCTAAGTTCTTTTGGGGCAGCCGCGTTCCTGGGTGGCTTGGAAAAATACTACCCTTTAAGCCAGACGCGGTTAGCTTCTTATGCTTTGTTTGGGTTAGATATCCGCACAAAGATAGGCGCTTACAGGATCACGAAACGATCCATTTTCAGCAACAATTAGAGTTGTTATTTGTTCTACAGTGGTTGTTGTACAGTCTTTTCTATCTAAAAAGACTGTACGACTACAGGAATGTTTACCAAGCATATTTGCAAAATCCTTTTGAAAGGGAAGCCTATTCAAATGAAGGAAATAGACAATATCTAGAGCACCGCCCTAGGTTTGCGTGGTATAAATATATTTGATGCTAGAAGTATAGACTAAAAGGTGTTGGTACAGTAATCTGGATGCGCCGAGGGGAATTATGCTAGAACGCTTTAAACAAAACACATACGCTGTAGGGCACCAGTCCTCATCGAACGTTTGGACTATTACCGCTCAAAATTTAGGTTACGACCCTACCGGGTCTTTTTCTGAACACCAAGTTCAAGTAGCAGGCATCGACGGCCCGGGTGCTGATGAAGCTGGCCTTTGGAAAGTCGAAACTCGCCCCGATCATGGCACAAGCACTGTTCTTACAGAACAAGCTATAAATATGGGCACAGAAGACACGGTACTTTTTGACGCTTTGTTCGCAAAAACCATTGTAGTTACGGTAGCCCCGCATTCTAATCACACGTCTGGGGATGTCAGGCTTGTTATTACCAGCCGTAGGAGACGCTAGATGAGTACTTTTAAAGACGGCCAATTAATTTCTCGAATTATCGGCACTGGCGAACTCGGTGTTGGCCGCACCATTGACGGTGTTGACATTTCTGCCCATGCTAATGCGACAAATAACCCTCATTCGGTCACTGCGGACCAAGCAAGTACGTCTACTATTAAGCTGGACTCCACTGGTACGGGTAAAATCGGGGTAGGGACTACTAGCCCTGTTCAAGCGCTCCATCTTAAAGGCAGTAACGCTTTTATTAAGCTCGAAGGCTCGGACGCGGCTAACGTCGAGTGGACCGTAGGCGTCGAAGGCGAAGACAATTTTATTATTCGCGACGACACGGGCGATAACAAGCGGCTTGTCATTGATAGTTCCGGTAACGTCGGAATTGGCACCAGCACCCCGGGCGCTAAACTGTCCATTCCTTGTCCTAGTGGTACCGTCCTTGAGTTTGGTGCCGCACAAAACCAAATTATGAAAGTTGTGGGTGTTTCGGGCACAGACACGGCCGGTAAAACACTATCCATTGCGGCGGGTGCGGGTACAGGTACTGGCGTTAGTGGGAATTTGATTTTTTATGTTGCTAATGCGGCCACAAGTACTGGAACAAGTGTCAACGGGCTCACAACGGCTTTGACCCTAACCGCGCAAAGCGCTGCTGCTGTTAGTGCAGGCCAAACCGGCCCGACAGCCACGTTTGCCGGTAACATCGAGTTGGGCGACCAACAAAGTATTCTGTTCGGTTCCGCAACGACAAGTGGGCAGAACAACGGCGATGTGGGTCTCAGTTGGAGCACGGATGGCACCCACGCTCTACAGTTCAATTTTACAGGCGCTGACGAAGACGACTCAGGTGCTGGTGGTATTCGGATTGGCAGCGGGGCAAACCCGAAAGAGCAAATTGGTGCTTGCTTTGATGCCCAGATTCGACGGGGGCACGCGACAACCGCGTGTTCGGGTTTCAAAGCTACTATGGATAACTCGTCTGGAGCACACGCGGCCGGTGCTGGCGCGGTCATGTTTGGTTTTCAGGCGGCAATGACGTGCGATGGCTCAGACAACGCAGGCTCTAACTATATCGGGTTTGATGTTGGAATTGATGGTCTAGACAGTAACGGATCGCCACCTCAATTCACTGGGTACAACGTAACGCATGCGTCCGGTAAAGTGTTGGATACAGCTTTTGGGATTGGTGATAATGCTGGGAACTCTTATTTCCGCATTGCACATACCGGAGATTCGGGCGCGGGTGCGGGCGACGGAACGATTAACAACGTAGCTGGTTCGCTTCAGATTCAATCCGCAGAAGACATTATCTTCAAAAGCAACAGCGTTGAATGTGGGCGTGTACATGATGTGACCGGCCCGCCTGCAAATTCATCGGCAACAGCCGGGGGGCTTGGATTCCGTAGACGCGTTTTGACAATTGATGCGGGAGGCGGCAACGCGTCAGTAACGCTAACAGCAGCGGATTCAGGTTCAATGGTGGTTTGCGCTCCGGGGTCAAACTGGATTGCGATTACACTACCCGCTATTACGGCAGGCCTTGAGGGTGTTTTCTTTGAGTTTGTTCTCGCGGAAGGCGATACCGTTCAAACCGGCAAATACGTTTCGATTGAGTGTGCTGGTGCTGACGGCAATGACGATCTTATGGGACAATTGACCTTAATTGATCGAAGTTCAGGCGCACCCGTAACCATTAGCGATATTGACGGCGATAAATTCATATGGCCCGAAGATGTCGAGGGCGGATCTTCCGCTAAGTTTACGGCGGTAGCAGGCGGGGCCAACGAGTCATGGCTCGTACAAGCGACTCAGAGCGGTGCGCAAGCAACGATTACTGACTAGCCCTGTCTATAGGGGTCTTTACCCCGCGCCCGTAATAAAGCCCTACACAAAAGCTTTATAATGTGTGTCCGATCATCGTAAATATTCAGTTCTAGGCGCGAAGCTTTCCTAAGTAAATCCCTAACCTTTCTGTCAGTAAGGTCGGACTCTTTTAATGGTTTTTTTGGGGCAGGCATTAGTTTGAACTGTTTAAAATTGGCTTGGTGTGACCACGCGAATCGGCGCTATTTTGCGCGCGACTTCGCGCGGCCCTAAAATCGCTCTTGTAACTCATTGTAATAATTACCAAATAATAAACGTTCAAAATGCTCATTTTTGAGCATTTAAAAACAATGGTTTAAAAAGTTCTAACCTTTAGAAATTATTTTCTAGTGGAGGCCAGAAACGCGGTGACCTCATCTTCTATTTTCATAAGGATAAAACGCGGATTCTCTTTGTTGCGACGGTCGCAAAGACCTTGTACTCGCAGTAATAGCGCCCGGGCACGCTTGTACTCGTTGTCCATTAGAGCCTTGAATATATCAGACATTAAAACCACTCGTATCCGGTGCCTTTTCGTATCTCTGCAATACGGCTATCACCACGATAAACTGCCCCACCAATTACACAGCGCCCATCTTTAATTGGTATCACTTCGCACAAAGCGGTGGGTTTTCTTGAGGCAGTTGCCGGTAGTAGATTAATTATGCCAAGCCCTTGCTGCCAATTGCTGCGGTGCGTGGACCCAGGAATAACCCCATCTAGTCTACAGAGGCATCCAGGAGACATTGCGAACAATGTTTCTTGCCCATCGGCCTTTGTGATGGTTTTTGAGCAAAGCTCAAGTCGGTGAATATGGCCGAACACGACAGATGAGTTGGCTTCCTTTATAAGGCTGGCTGTAGTAGCACCACTCCCAGACCTAACCCTATCGCCATGGTAAACCCTAACCTTGTCCCAAAGCCAAAGCTCCGCCGCCGGGTACCCCTCTAAGTACTCAATGTCTAAACTATCTAGAGCTAATAACCTTTTAACAGAGAGCGCAGCCGGTCCACCTGGGTCATTCACGGGCCTTAGATCTACAGCTTCTGATAGTTGCCCAATTAGCTGTTTCTGTAAGCGCTTTTCGTGGTTGCCCTCTAGGTAATATATTTTAGCTGTTGGGGCGGCCAACCGAAGTTGCGCGCACCACCAATGCAGTTCTAGAAGTGTCGGCATAGTGGTAAAGGCAAGGTTGGGTTCTGTTAGGTAAGTACCAAAGGGGCCTAAATCCAGCATGTCCCCCAATAAAACTATGATTTCTGGCTGAAGCGTTTGCGCGGCTTGTATGGCTATGTCCCAAGCGAGGCGGTCATGCAGGGGCTTGTGCTCGTTTGTTTTCCTTTCTATGCGGTACCCGTTCTGTGAATCTGGGATTATAAGCGCACGTAGCAGCCCTTGAGCATTTCCCCTGCCGGGGCGTCGGCTGATGTTTTTGACTGGCTCTAGGACAAACCGGGCAAAGTCTGGGATACGCTCTAAGTAGGCTTTGACTTGCCACATGGCGACGGTATCGCCGCCCTTAGTCATGGCGTCCCATTTGTTTGCCGTCCATTTAGACACCCGCCATTCGTTAGTGTCTATTTGAGCTTCTTTTAGAAGGCCATAGAGAGTTTTAACTCTGCCTTTAGCATTTAGTACAAGGCTTTCGCCGTCGCGCTCTATTGCAATACTATCTGGAACGGCGGCCGGTTTTATATCCCCAAGATCGACTTTGTTACGTTTAAGAACCCTATAAATACGGGTTCTATTCGTACCAAGCTTCTTAGCGATTTGTGTTATCGGAACACCCGTCTGTATTAGGGGTGTTATCTTGTCTAGTAACTCTACATCTTTAGATGACGGCATAGACGCTCCTAGCGCAGTTGGCGCTATCATCTAACGATACGGTAATTTTTTGGAGTACTTAGGCCACAATGATGGCAGCGGCGGTTATGATAAACCACGTTTTTAACGCCGCAGTAACTTCGGGGTATCCAAGGGCGGAAACGACTAATGAAATGGCGTAAAGGCACCACACAATCCCAGTTAGGTACCCAGCCGTCTTTAGTAACTTATTACCTAGAACATCTATAGATTCCGCTCTCGTTAGTACTATATGCCGTGCATCTTCGTCCTGGATGTTCATGCCCCGGGCATACATTTTTGCTGCGATAATAAGCATTAATATAGCGATCATTATTGCACCCATTCGGATGTCGGAGCTATGGCGAAACCGCCGCAAAGCCAGGTTTCCGCCCGGGTATATGCGTCTTGAATTTCTATTGCTGGCGTGTCGTCACCATATTTCTCTAGTAGCATTTGCATGCCAAGGGGACTAAACATCGCGCTGATTGCATCATCAATAGAAATAAGCGGGTTTGACAACGGCTCTTGTTGACAAGGTTTTTCCATCCAACCCCCAGAAAAGTTAGGACTTCGCATCGTCCGACGCTTCGGCTTCGGCTTCAGCTTCATTGGAGGCTTTTGCGACGGCAATGTCCATAACTTGGGGATCTTCGGACAGCTTTTTTAGGAACCCCTGAAACTCTTCCACCCATTCACGTCTGTTCATAGCCCAGACACAGAAGGATACAAGAAATCCACCCAGGTTAAGGTCAGCGTGGTTATCCGGCCCAAGATGCAGGACATACTCACCATTTTCTCGAAACAATAGGAAAGACTCCGCAGAATTTACGTCTAGTGTTGGCGGCGCGTCACTAGAAGCGGCGCTTTCGCCAGGAGAAGCGGGCACAGCATCCTCTAGTAGTGCCTGCTCTAAGTAACTAGGTTGTTCGTGAGCAGCCTGTCCCACTGGATTTCCATTAACATCTACTAAATCGCTTTTAGCGGCCATAACATTACTCCTTTTCCGGTGACCACGCTTTAATTACGGGCCGTCTTTTGTCTTCGCTAAACACCAGTACGCAAGAAGGCGCTGGTGAGGCGTTGGTTGTTTTCAAATCTCCGCGCATGAAATGGATTCTACCTTTAATCATTCTTATTTCTGAGGCCTTTAGTGCCCAATCGTGCCACCATTTCGTATCCGACCTTACATAAGTTAGAACTATTACGGTACAACCTTTAAGGGATTCCTTGTAGGCCTTTTCAATCCACTTACCAATGCCGCGCCCGTATGGGGGGTTTACCCACACAATGTTTGCAGCGGCTGACCAGTCTTTAAGAAGTGCATTATCCTTCTTAGTAAAGTACGCGTCACACTTTGCAGAGTCTTCTGTAGCACAGGCATCTAGCTCAAATTCAAACTCATCGTCTAACGGATCAAATATATATGAAGGCGTGTACCATTCATTGCTATTGGATGAGTAAAGTTGTTCGGCGTTCCAGGGCGATGTCATGGGCGTTGTTGCTGTGCGCGGTCAAACGGCGGCATTTTTTTACGCAGTCGTCGTGGGCGCTTAATCTTTAGTGGGTCATCATCACCGCTAGTAGGTGCAGTGACCTTTGATGTTTTAATTCGACGTAGGCACTGCCTAAGTATTTTGCGCTCAATATCATCTAGGTGTGTTTCCATAGCGTCTAAGTCGTCAACCAGGGTATCAAAATTCTGCTTAGTGACTTCATAGGTAGCTTCTGCGACGGGCTCGGCGGGGCTCATTCGGTTTATAAATGCCGTAGTGACGCCAGCTATACCAGTTATAAGCGCTATAAGCACCGCTATAGTTTCCTTCTTTAGCATTTGCCATCCTCTTTGCACGGTGGTTCAAAGACTTCTTTCCAGGGGCCGTATAGATTGTTCTCATTAACAGGGACGAAGACACAGCATTGAGGGCAGCGTTCACAACTAGAGTCTATAAAGTTGTCCCGCCATTCTCGCTGGTTAGCGGCCTCTGGCGGCGCAGCGCAGCACACAATGATAAAAGCCGCAGCGACTATGACTAAGATACTATTCATCACCAGCGTCATCCTTTGGTTGATATGGGATCGTGTAGTCGAAAGGGCTTATTTTGTCTTTAACAGCAGTTGCCACAGTTTCTAGTGCGTTGACTACGCGGTCTGTAATAGTAGGCGAGGCTTCGGCGTCTTTTGGCAGATGCTCTAGCGCAGCCCGTATTTCTTTAATGCGTTTCCACATAATGAACGACCAACCGGCAACGTCTAAAAGTTCTTCTTCAATTTCATCTAGTAGTACGTCTGGACTTTTAGAGAAGGAGCGGCCCTCATATTCAGCCTCGCCCTTATCAAGGCGCACCACTATTTTGGACATAAAAGCGAGCCAATCATCTTTAAAGCCTGGGTCCATCTGAAAGTTGTACCTTGTACTACACATTTTTGCTACTCCATACTTTCCGCGTCATCCAACATATCAGCAGCGGCCGATACGACATAGGTACGCTTTTCTATTTGGTCGTCGCTATCGGGATTAATTTCGGTCATATCGACCCATAGTAATTTAGAGTCCTGCAAATGCAGCGGAATCTTCGTACCGTCTTCGTATAGGCGGGGGCCTACATGGTATGTGTGCCAGTGCGCTTTTCTAAAATGACCACTAACCGCTTTACCGGTTGTCATAGTATTGCGGGTGGCGCGTGCTTCGTATGAGTTTCCGACCATAATAATAGAGCACTTCGTGGCTTTTAAAATTTTAGGCCCTAAGCGTTTGGCCCGAGAGAGTTTAGACTTTCTGAGCTTCTTTTTGAGGCTTCGTACATGCTTGCTGTTTGTGGCGTTAGACCGCGTGAAATCTGGGTTAGTGCTATTAGCATAAAGAATCAAGTTTACCAGGAGCTTAACGCAGTGGTGTAAGGAGGCTTTCATACGAGCATACTGGTACGAGGATGTAGGCGCGTAAGGGATACCAGCGTCGTTCGCCTGATTATCGTGACTACTCAAAACCCATTCAACATAGTCAGTAATAGCATTAGGGGTTCCCCATTTTATATGTTTAAGGCACAGGGTTAGCTGTGTTGTAGGAACGTCAGATTCATTAACGGACTTTTCGTTCGGCCTACCAACAATGAGTAAGGACAGGAAGTCGCCGTGTTCTGTGACAAAAAACCCACCAAGCTTATGATATCCAGTATCTTCGGGCTGGAAAATACCAGTGCCTAAGCGCTTTTCTGGGTCGGTAGTCGGTAGCGCTCCGATTGCTGAATTTCTTCCCGTATCTCCGTGCCCATATAAAAGATGCTCGTCGGCCGCGATACTTTGTGTGTCTGGAAGTGCCACATAAAAAGCCCTGTATGGCAGTCTAAAGTATTTTTCTGGGACGTTTGATATGGGCGTTTCTGAAAGCGCCTTTTCCATAAAGCTATCTATAACAAAGCATTCTTGGCGATAGTGCCTGTACATAAGCAGGGACGTTAAAAGGATTTGCTGTACAGGTAGGACTTCGGGGTCGTTCGTTGGTTCAAGTAGTTCGCCTGTTGCAGGATCTCTTCCAAAATCTTTCTCGTACCAAATTCTGAAATTTGTGCACGTAGCTTCTGAAACCGTTATTTGTATTAGAAAGCGGCCCTTTTCTTTTGAGTCGTGTACGCCGTTTACATACACCAAGCCCTCAAAACCCGGTTTTCCAAAGCCCGGGCGGACGGCTAATATGGATACAATGTCGCCCAGTGAGGTCCCATCATGTGGGACAGTTCCGAAAGCTTCATCGCCTTCTGGATTCCCGCGAGCCGCTAATATGGCTTCATAGTAATTATAAAAGTCAGCTTTCATATGGTCCCTCGTTCCAGCGGTAAATATGTGCAGTGTGGGGAAGTTTCCATGACCCCATAGGGGCATCGCCTTTACAACATGCCGATCAACCGCAGTCTGACGCATTTACCTCCGCCCTAACCCACTAACGACCCTACACGGCCGACCCCATGGCTAATGCCTTTCCGAGGTCCGGTGCCGGAGTTTTCTGGCAACTAAACCAGTTAATTCATCGGGCCATGGCAATACCCGACTATCCGCTAGTTAACGCGGCACATACTCACACAATAAGACTACATGCTGTAACTGTCAAATGGTTATTTATAAATAATCTATAAAAACGCTACTTTTGTAGTGATTCAAAGAACTTGCGTGGTGTATAAAACACCTAATATAGTGATCTCGGCATGGTTTTGCGCTTACATAAATGGCCACAAGGTTTAGACTCTTGTCTTAATTGCACCTCGACTCCGGTGGAGGCGAGTTATGCCAGTCGCGGCCTTTGTACACGTTGCTACGATAAACATCGTCGCCACGGCACACTAAAGAAGTACGAATTTTTAGGCGCTAGTTGGAAATCTACAGCAAAAAACCCAACGTTAAGAGCCGTCCGTAAAATAGGCATCACTATAACCGCTATGTTGGTTGGCGAAGACCCCGGTGTAATCAGGGTCTGGTGTAAAGAAGGCACCCCTAAAAACATGCAGGCGATTATGGACGAAGCCCTTCTAATTATAAACTCGAAGAACCCCGACCACAGGGCATTGCTTTTCCCAGACGACCACTAGCTGTAGTTGTGTTAGCTCCGGGTTGGGCAGTCGCGCAAGTGTGTGGCACTCGGAGATACTTTGCGAGCCAGGTTAGTCACAACAACCTTAGTTTTAGTACTGGCAAGCAGTTGTAGCAAGAGCAGCGGCGATGGGTTTTCGCCCAATGAACTGGACGCGGTGGATACCCTTAGCTTTGTAGACGCCGATACTTACGACCCCCATACCGGGGATACCTACGAATACGAAAAGCGTTGTTACCAAGACCAATATTGGTACTGCCCGCCCCTATCTGCTGTGTGGCGCAAAGTGGTTACAGTAGATATATGCGACGAAAACGGCGACCCGTGCACAGCCTCCGAGTGTCAGTGGTCTATCGTAACTATGGGTGACTGCGAAGAAATCTTTGAATGCGACCCTACGGGGCCGACCAATCTCGGTGAAATTGTGTGCGAGGTTGATGGGCTTTTAGGAGTTCAAACTAAATACTGTGACAAAGGCTTCTTTTCATACAGCCCATGTGACCCTTGTACAGATGAGATTTGTGACAGCATAGACAACGATTGCGATGGGACAACAGATGAGGGTTTGTACCCATGCTCCACTGATTGCGGCGATGGTGAGGGTGCCTGCATAAATGGCAAGGTAACGCTGTGTTCCGCGCCCGAGCCCACGGAAGAGGTCTGCAACTACGTTGATGACGACTGCGACGGTCTTACTGATGAGGGTCAAACAAACATTTGTAATCTATGCGGCGATGTTCCGAGCGAAGATTGCGATAGTTTTGACAATGACTGCGATGGGCTGATTGATGAGGATTTGCTAGATGGCTGTAGTACGGCCTGTGGCGATGGCTATAAAACGTGTGTTTCCGGTATGTGGACCCTGTGCTCCGCGCAAGAGCCTCAAGACGAGGTGTGTAATGGGTTGGATGACGACTGCAATGGTTATATAGACGACGGGATTAGCTGCGGCTGCCCCCCGGAAGATGTTGGGGCAATATTCCCCTGCCTTGAGCCGCCGCTCGTATGCGGCCAAGGCTACAAACAATGCGCATGTGTGGACGTGGGTTGTGCAGAGACCGCGATGACGGAGTGCCACGCCCCCTGCCATTTCTTCCCGATACCCGGCCAGACGTGTGATGACACTCTTGGAGTTCCATACCCAGAGGTCTGCAATAACCACGACGACGATTGCGACACCTTGATAGACGAAGATCTTGTCAAGGGATGTTACACCGGGCCTCCAGCAACAGAGGGCGTTGGCGAGTGCATCCCCGGCGAGATGACGTGTCTCGCGGGCAAGTGGGGCGGTAAAGTTAAAACTTCTAATACCCCAGAGACATTTGTGGAAGGCCTCTGCGTTGGTGAAGTAACGCCCATGTCCGAAGATCTCTGCGGCGGGGCAGACAATGATTGCAATGGTCAGGTTGAAAAAGAGCTAGAGGATACAGACATCCTTTTCATCATTGACGCTTCAGGGTCCATGTACGAAGAAATTGGGGCAGTGGCGCAAGCAATGACCACATTTGCGGCAAGCTACTCCGGCTCCACCGCAATTCATTGGGGGCTGGTTACCGGACCTACGGCAGTTGGTTCTGGGTTGTCTGAGAAGCTATATCTCAACCAAAATCTTACTGAGTTCTCTACCTTTGTACCCGCGCTTTCCGCAATGGCTACGTCGTATCTTGGCGGGGCCAATGAGATGTTATATGACGCCCTCTATTTAGCAGCGCACAACCTTGTAGATCCTCAAACGCTACCGCACCAAATATCAGATCTTGCGTGGGGGCCGGGAGCCAACCCGTCAGTTCCTAGCATCCAAGGTTTCAAGATTAATTGGCGGGAAAACGCTCACCACGTGATTATCGTGTTCTCGGACGAAATGGGTCAGAGCTATCTCAAGCCTATGTTGTCCCAGCAGAACCTAGTAGACGTTCTAAGCCATGCGGACGACCTATCTGTTTATACTTTTAGTACCGGGTTCACAAAAGACGTAACCGACTGGCTGGGCAACAAAGTCGGCTGGGAATCGGTTTCTGTTGGCGGCTCTTGGAACGAACTGAGCACAGACCCAACAAAAATGTTTGGTGCATTGATGGACATTTTGGATGAAACCGCCTGCGGAGGTGCCCCATGAGCCTACTTCGGGACATTTTACTTACAGGCATTGGCCTAAATTGTGGGCTTTTGCTTTTCAGCCTTGCAAACGGCGAGTCAACAGGGGTTTTTGTTGCGCTTATTAGCGGGATATTTTGTGCAGCAGGGGCGGGGTATGTGCGTGCGAAAATGGGCTAAATCAACAGTCAGGCAGTTGGCCGGTTCGCTGATATTTGTGCTGGTGTGTTTTGCAACAGCGGCGGTATTTGCGCCAACGGCCGAAGATATTGGTGACCGAAAATGGCAGACGGGCAGTGGAGCTTTAGAAGAGGCGTGAATAGGGCACTTGGCAGGGGGACAAGGGTAGAGGTTAAAAGGCCTATTGAGGTCACTTGCCCAACTAAAGATAAGACTATCCAAATAGTCGTTGCCCAAGGCACTACCGGAACCATCTTAGAAATCATACCGAACCTTCGTGTTCGACTTGACGATGTGTACGAGGGGAAAATCCGGGAAATACGGTGGCATTCAAGCGCAAAGATTAACGACGACTTGGTTTCTATTGATGACGAAGAGAGGCGATTGTGGGTGGTCAAATAGTAAGATTATTTTTGGCGTTCTTAGTAGTGATAGCGCTTTCTTGTGCGGGCACAACCGGTGGGTCTACAGCAGTTACACAGCCTAAACTGCCCAGGGCCTCATTCGTTTTCTTGACGCACACATATTCAGAAAACCTTTGCCACAAAGACCAATGTATACCGGCAAGTAGGGTTAAATTTGTTGGGTCAGGGTTTTCCATAGCAACAGATAAAACCGGATCGCTAATTATGACGGCTGGGCACCTTTGTAAGCGTCCGGTCCCTAAGTACACAGGCGGCTTTAGGATGTCTACTGAATCTAGTATGACAGCGGCAACCCCAGGCGGGGGGAAATACCCTGCAAAGGTGCTTGCGGTATACACGGGAATTGACGCGTGTGTGTTGAGGATCGACGGTGTGCACATAACCCCTGTTAAATTTGCAACCGAGGCACCAAAATATGGGGAGCGTGTTTATGCACTTGCGGCCCCGCTTGGGTTGTACTCGTCCGAGATGTTACCGAAATTCGAGGGCTTCTACTCTGGCAGCGCTTATAAGGTCGCAAAACCTTCCCCATGGACAGGCTCTTTTGATGAACTAACTATTTACACAATACCCACAAGAGGTGGCAGCAGCGGTGCCCCGGTATTCAATTCAAAGGGCGAGGTCATTGGAATTATAATCATGGCCGCTATTAGCCTAGAAAACTTGTGCTGGTCCCCAACATTTGAAGCCCTACAACAGATTTGGTTAGCTTTAGAGCGAGAGGCATATGGGAAAAAGAAAGAAGAAGGCAAAAACAGTTGGGAAAGAGGCGCAAGCGCGCCCAACAATGAAAATTTCACACCGGAATATGTTAAGTGTTTCCTCACAAAAGAAGAAGCGAAATAAGCGTACAAAAAAATGACCCCTATAAGTTGTGGTGTGTTCTTCCAAACCCACAAGTTGTTGGGTACTTTAAATAGCTACTACTACTAAAAGTTATGACTATTTGCAGCTTTCTCGCGCGTAAGACGTGGGTGGCCCGCAATATCTGACAGGATTTCTGAAAGTTTTTTATCTTTTTCTGTGAATGGAGTCCGAGCCCTCGGTTTCCATTTCATTTAAAGGCAGCCTGTTAAAGATCTGGTTGTCATACATTTCAAGCAGGCGTTTCATGCTTCTTACTCTTCTAGCGTAACCCTTTGACCTTTTATTACACACGCGCCCAGCATTGTAATGACACTGGTAACTGTCGCCGTAGGCATTTTTAAACTTTTTTACTGCCTTTAGACCCGCAGCTATGACATCGCAGCCACGTGCACGCCGTTTGGGGCAGAAGTACCTAGGCAAAATTTGTAGTGGCCCTATGGCCCCAGCAGATGACACAGCAGTCATAGAGAATTTGCTTTCGTAATAACCAATGGCGACGACCTCTGGGATAGAGAGTCCGTAGTCTTCGGCCTTACTAGCCAAGGTGACGCACGTCTTCATGCGCGGCGGAAGGTTTTTAGCTAGTTTATTTCTGTAACTTTTAGACCCCACGTTATGAAATAGCGTAGACAGGGCAAGAGCACAGTGTACCTCTGCTCTTAAAGAGGGCGTGTCCTGGTTTTTTGCGAACGCAAGATCTGTGATTCCAATATGGAAGATGACGGCCAGCGCTATAATCAAGTTCATTTTTAATCCAATGTCCTAACGTTTAGAACGGCGTAGTTATGTTTAAAACAGCCGGTATCGCATTAGCAAGCTCATCGTTATGCGTAACAACAAATACCAATCTGTCTGTGCTTATCTCAGACAGAACATCGACGATAGCAGCCACGCCGTCCGAATCTAGTGCGTCAAACACCTCATCAAACATCATGGCTCCCGAGTAGCCGGAAGCGGCTTCAGCTATAGCCCCCAACCCCAACATTAGCGCTACGTCCACCCGCCTACGTTGGCCGCTGGATAGCGCTTTATACCCATTACCGCCCCCGCCACCGTGGATGTGGAGGCTTATTGTGTCCACGACCTTCCCGCTGGCTTGCACAGTTTCGCCGCTTAATTCTATGCTAAGGTCCGTACATAAGCGCGATAGCCACGAATTAGCCGATGCTTGGAGCCCGTTTAGTGCGTTTGTAACCACTTGGGCACGGACACCTCTTGTGTTCAGAACTGTGGCAACGTGGCCTAAGACATCAACCTTGTCCTGTAGTTCAGACTTTTCATCGCCAAGCGACACCGCCTCTTCTTCGTGGGCGGCTTTAGAAGCAAGAAGCTGCTTCTTACTACTCTCAGCTTCTTTGGCAAAGGTTGTACTCTGGATTACAGAACGCATTTTGGTGTCTAGGTGATAAGACGCCTCGGATAGCAAATCGCAATCTCCGGTCAGTTCTTCTAGGTTGACAGTTAACGCAGATAGGGAAGCCCTCTTAGTTTTATGCTCTGCGGTTAGGGCCGCTGTAGTTTCATCTATCACAGCGCGAACGTTGTCCCGGTATTCTGCGCGTATGTCTTGGAAGCATGTAGGACACTTAGCATCTTTAATATTTTCAACCTTCTCTGCTTCAAAGCTAAGTTTTGATTCAATAGTTATTACGTCTTTACGACAGCTTCTTACTTCAGCGCTAACTTCAGAAACCTCACTTTGTGCCTGTTTATATTGTTCCTCAAGTTTAGACAGTTTGTCTTCAAGGACTTTTAAGTCGTCTGTAGGCCCTAGATTCTTCTCATATTTTTCGTAATCAGAAATTCGATCTTTAAGGCTTTTAATGCGCTCTTGTAAAATTTCACTGCCCTGCTCTAATTTCACAAGATTCCCTTTACCGGTATTCAAATCAGTCCGACACAGCATGTGAGCACTGTCGAAACGATCTACGCCTAACACCTCTTCGAGCAACCTTTTTCGTTCTTTGTCCGAAGCCATAGAAAAGTACACGGCATCAGAAGATGAAAAGACCCTGCTACGAACCCAAAGGCCGAAGTCCCCAACGATTGACTCTAAAGCCTCTTGCGCAGCGCTCATGGTGGGAAACTCTGCGGGATCTTCAAAGGTGCCGTCATGGTTGTATTTCCAACCCATTTGGGTGCGCCCATTTTCCCGCCGCCTAATAATGTAAACTTCATCAGTTGTGAGTCCCACCTCACAAGCGACTTCATCGTCCCCACCTGGGATAGTTCCGCGAAGTGTTTTGCCCCAAACAGCCCAGCAAATAGCTTCAATAATCGTGCTTTTACCGGTGCCGTTAGCCCCAGTTATGACCACGGCACCCTTCTTAGGGAATGTTAGTGTGAAGCCATTCAACCCGTGAAAGCCCGTGACCTCTATGTGCAGAATATTCATGCTAGGCATCTCCCCGTTTCAAATAAGCAAGGGTTGTATCTAAAACCGCTTCCTTTGTGGCATCGGGTATATCCATACCAGCAATGTAAGTAGACGCCAGTTCTTCTATAGAATTAGTGCCACTTTTAACCGCTTCTACAGCATTCTTAGCCGATTCGCGGCAAGCAGAGACCGAAACATCGTGGATGATATCTAGAATACGAGCGTCTTTTTCTAGCTCCTGGATATAATCCGCTGGCAAAAGTTCAGACTTTATTTTGAAGCGTGCAAAGTTTTTTGCATTGAGCTTTCTCAGGACATCTTCCGCTTCGGTGGGCGTGTCTATATTAAAGTAGCGTGGGCCAGGTACTTGCACGCTTTTAATATCGCCCGCATTGTACGTAGTAACATGCCCATAATTATGTCCCAGGTTGTCCCATCCCGTAGGGACTAGGGCTCCGACTTGTACAATCGGTTGCTTATTAGGCCCAGCCCATTGCTTACGATCATGCCAATCCCCCACAAACACGCCGCCAAGCTTATATTTATCGCACCAGCTACGCACCGTATGGATAGAAACAGACGACTCTGTATTAACAAGCCACTCCGGGGTGTTGGTGTCACTAATACCAAAATGGGCAGCTAGGATAGTTCCTTCTGGAAAGTCTGCATCTTCTAGAACACCGCGCACGTTGTCTGCCATATTGCCCGGAATGAACGGCACAGCTAGTACAGAAGTACCGTTAAAACTTTCATGTGTTAGTAGGGTAGGGCTTGTTACGCAGTGAACGTGTGGAAGCCAGTCGAGAACAGAGATAGCAGAATCCCCTTCATGCGAAGATGCAATGTCGTGATTTCCTGCAAGAACAAACGTGGGCGTTTTGGGGTAAAGCGCATCGCCAGTTGCCTTCAGTATCGCTGGGTGCGGGTTATGCCTATCAAATAAATCGCCCAGAATAATTAGGGAGCCGTCAGCCGCTACGCCACTAGCAGTGCCAAAAGAAGTTATAACTTCTCGACACCTAGTGTTGATGTGCCCCACTAGCTCCCCGCCACACTTCTTATGGTTTCCTACGTGTACGTCGGCTATAAAACTAATCATCGGTTGGCTCCTTATCAGACCCTAACAAGCCCCACTCCCCGTTTTCACAGATTTCCAAAAGGGTGGGGTTGTCAAAAGAAAGCCGTTCCACCTGTATTTGAACGGCGTCATTGTTGTTGTCGATCAAAACATAACTGCGGTCATTACGTGCAGCGACCTCACCTAGGGTGCCGCTACCACTAAAGCAATCCAAACAACGGTCCCCCTGATTAGAATGGACCTTTATAATGCGCTCTAAAATACCCGCTGGTTTTTGCGTAGGGTAGCCTGTGCGTTCTTTGCCGTTAGTGGGTACAATTGTGTGCCACCAAACGTCGGTAGGTGTCTTGCCTTTAGCAGCCTTCTCCTTCCCCACCAATCCTGGTGCCATATAGGGAATGCGGTCCATGACGTCGTAATTGAAGGTATAGTTCTGCGGGTCCTTCGCGTACCACAGGATAGTGTCATGCTTGGTGGGCCACCGTTTCTTACTACGAGCCCCATAATCATAGGCCCATATGATTTCATTCATAAACGAATCGCGCCCAAAAATGTCGTCCAGCATCACCTTGACGTAGTGAACTTCTCGATAATCTAGATGTAGGAAGAACGACCCATTGTCTGTTAATACACGATGGGCTTGCTCCAGACGTGGTTCCAGAAACTCAAGAAAACCATCAAATGTGTCGGTGTATTGGTAGTCGCTTATAACTTCGCTGTTGTATCGGTGCCCACCAAAACCAGTCCTGTCACCGGTTTCGTCTTGCGTTACTTGCAGTCGTTTTTGTCTGCGCGTTGTTCCGGTATTAAATGGTGGGTCAATATAAATAAGCTCAAACGAACTTTCCATAAAAGCAGCCAGTGCGCTGAGATTATCGCCACGGATTATCATCGAAGGCGTTACGTCGGATTCAAAAGTTATCATTGGTTTAGACTCCTTTGGCTATTACTTCGGCTTCTAAAGCACTTAGTTTCTTTGGGTCTTCTTCTAAAGCATCAACGCATCGCCTTTTGCCTTGCCCCAACTTCTCACCATTGAATGAGAACCAGGCCCCAGACTGGACAACTACTCCGGCATCAATCGCCGCCTCTAGTACTGCGGCACTTTTTATAACGCCCCGCCCGTACCAGATTTCAAACTCACAAGTTTGGAAGGGGGGAGCCACTTTGTTTTTTACGACTTTCACACGAGTGCGCGACCCATAGGGTTGCTCGATCCCATCGACTTTGTGCTTTAAAGTTTTTATGCGCCGAATGTCTAGACGTACAGAAGCATAAAACTTCAGGGAGTTGCCGCCCGTCGTGGTTTCTGGCGATCCATAAAAGACCCCGATCTTGTGCCTTATCTGGTTGATAAATATCAAAATAGCGTTGTTGGTCGATATCACAGCGGCCAATTTACGGAGTGCTTGACTCATAAGCCTAGCTTGCAGGCCCATGTGCTTTTGCCCCATGTCCCCCTCAATCTCTGCTCTGGGTGTAAGCGCTGCAACTGAGTCCACAACTACTATCTGTGCGCCCGCGCTTATATAGGTGGACGCCGCTTCTAGCGCATCTTCCCCACAGTCAGGCTGCGTTAATGCCATGGCGTCTAGGTCAACGCCTAACGCCTCGGCATAGAAAGGGTCTAGCGCGTGTTCTGCGTCTACAAAACCCGCAATACCACCGGCTTCTTGAACACTAGCCATAGCGTGTAAAGCTAGGGTTGTTTTACCACTTGATTCAGGGCCGTATATTTCAACAATCCTACCCTTCGGGTAACCACCAACGCCTAGAGCAACATCTAAGGGTAGTACCCCTGAAGACGCCGCTTCCACTTTGTGCCCGGTATTTGCTCCAACTATAAAAGACGAACCATCACCAAGCTTTTCGTGCACCGCATCAACAAGTTTTTGTAAGCGCTCTTGCTTAGTCGCCATTAGAAAAGTCTCCGACGTATAGGGTGTAAATAGGCTACAAGAGACAGGTAATAATTATTACTAAAGGGTAACGATTATTACCTGTCCCAGTAAGTAGCTTATTTTTGTCTAAACTTTTAGCCTCTGTTGAAGTCATCGAGAGCCGAACAGCTTGGCACTGTCTCAGCATCAATAACCGTTCCGGCCGTTAGTGCTGGATAGTTTGGGGTGTTTAAACCAAGTGCTGCGGAAGCATTTTCTAGTACATGATTCGGCGCGGCTGCGGTGAATCGGTCTAGATCTGTACGCTGATCCAACCATGTCATATCACTAAGCTGGGTCTCGTGCCTCGATGGACGCACATCGTACTTAGTGCTTAGGCCGGAACCCTCGCGGTGAATATTGATATCAAACCCCGTTTCAGGGTGTGTGAAGTCGCCCCCACTATCGCTATCATTACGGATATTTCGTAATTGGTTATAGATCATTTTCCCAAAAGCGAAGACCTGTACACCAGCATCAGAGTCATCCACGTTAACGACTTCACCAAAAACACGCATTTTAGGCCAAAGCTTATAGGCCTCTTCCCGGTCCATCTTGTTACCGGTGCGGCTAAGACGGTTAGCTTCCATACAAACGGGGCACGGCAAGTTGTACATCTTGCTAGGACACGGGAAAACAATTAGCTGCGCATCGGGCACGTTGGGTTCGCGCACATAGTGTTGTTGCACAATAACCCAAGGGGCTTTCGCACCTACTTGCGGCGGCAAAAAACGGATAGTGTTCTTGCCCTCTTTTAGCTTCATGATCTCAATCGCGTCTTGGCGGTCTCCATCAGCTTCTTTACTAGCGGCCTCGTCGGTCCACGGTTCATAGTTCTTAGACATTACAAATTCTCCTTTGGGCTTATTAAAACGATTTCATTTCTGCGCGGGTATGAGCACCCAACGAAATTAACATATCTCGCTTTGTGCGAAGAGATTCCAAAACCCCATAAAGGTAGGCGGCCTCCGCTTCGCACTCTATTTCTTTAGTCTTAACTTCCAGCCAAACGGGGTCTAGCTCGACTGTCGCGTCTACCATAGACTCGGTGGCACGCTTCCCGGACACTTCTATTGTTTCTCGTGCGATCATGCGCAAGCGCGATCTTGTTATGTCACGGTTTAGTTTCGCCTCTGCAAACGCCTTTTTACTATTTGCGTATAGTTCAGAGAAATAAGCGAAGTCAGACGGCAGACGAATATACTCTTCGTTTAGAGCAACTTCATCTATGGTCACGCTTGTACGCGCTAGGGCTATGTCTTCTTGTTTCATCGGTCCTCCGGTGGTTCATAGGTTTCTAATTCTGCCCAGGACGGGCCTACTTCCATATCGACTACAAAGGGGATCCCCCTTGATTCCCATCGAGTCATGATCTTTTTCATGTGCCACGCGCCCTCGTCTAAACAGTCTTCGCCCAGTTCCAGCATGATTGAATCGTGCACTGTGCTGACCACCTTGGCCGGAAAGTGGTCTGCCCTAATCCAATTAACTATTTCAACAAGGGACTTTAGGCATATATCCGAGGCTGTCCCTTGGACCGGCGTATTCCATGTGGCGCGTCTAGCGCTACTTTGAGCCTTTTTGTCGCTAGAAAACAGGTCTGGCAACCAACGTCTACGCGCCTTTTCGCCAGCCCACCATGTTGAGGCATACCCAAAGGACTTCGCGGTCTCAACCTGTTCAGAGATCCAATCTGCTAAGACGTGGAATTTTCCTAATATTGATATCCGTAAGTGGGCAGCTTCATCGACACTACAGCCTATTTGCTTTGCAATACCGGTGTTGCTCATCCCGTACAGAAGCCCAAAGTTAAAAGTTTTTGCCGCCTGCCGGTGGAGCTTCTTCACTTCACTTGGTTCTATTCCCCACATTGATTTAGAAACTAGTTCCGCTGTTCGCTGGTGGTAGTCCACGCCAGAAGTAAAGATTTCAGCCATCTCTGGGTCGCCAGACAACATAGCCGCCACTCTAAGTTCAAGCTGTGAATAATCGGCCTGTAGAAACATAAGCCCCTTTTTCGGCCTGAAGGCTAGGCGTATGGCGCGGCCAAGATCTGTGTCTGCTCTGGGTATATTCTGTAGATTAGGTTCCCTACAAGAAAGTCTCCCGCTGGCAGTCCCGTCTAAGAGTAGGTCCGAGTGAACGCGCCCTTCATCTGTAATGTGGGGCAGTAGCCCGTCGGCGTATGTGCTTTTTACTTTACTTAGTTTGCGCCATTCAAGAATGTTGCCAACCATGGGGTCTAGATTTGTCATGGATTTTAAGACGGCCGCGCTTACCGAAGGCTTGCCCCCGGGTGTCTTGTCCTTTACGGGGTAACCTTTCACATCAAATAGATAGTGCCCAACGCTTACAGGCGAATCTGGATTGAGAGATTCGGCACTAAACACTTTTTCTAGCTCTGTTTGTTTAGACTCTATGAACGTAGACAGCGCCTCAATTTGTGCCCTGTCTACAGGCATACCCCAAAATTCTACGTGTGTGATAGCGCCGCTCGCTGGTAGAACTATATTTAGGCAGGCTCGTTTCAGGTCTGGGGTACGTCTTAAAGCCCCTTTGAACATACGGCATAGGCGAAAAGTTGCGACGGCATCGAGCGCGTTGTAGCGCCACAAAATATCCTCTGGAATTGCTGCGTAAGCATAGGCCCCAGGCTGCGGTTTTCCCTCGGACTTCAAGCGGCTTATTTCAGTTTTAACATAGTTATGCGCTTCGTCTTTATGTGTTCCCATACCTACAAGGTGGCTCATATCGGCTAGACTTGCAGATTCGGTGTTCGCTAACAGTTTAGAAAAAAGTCTAGAGTCTCCACCAATGCCAACGGTGTCGATATCGAGGGCTTTTTTTATAGCACCCACATCAAATTTGACATTCTGCCCAAACTTTAGAAGGTGTTTATCTGAAAAAATTCTTCCGAGTGCGTCTGCGTTTTCTTTTATAAGATCTTTAGGGATCACATAAACGGCATCTTCGGTACAAGCAAAGGCTATAGATAGTAAGTGGTAATCTGAGTCATGAAATTTCCTGCCATATGTTTCTACGTCAAACGCGCATGACCCGTATGCGCGAATTTCGCTCACTATTCTGCGAACGTCACTCCTAGTTTCAGCCACTAAAACATCAGTATCTGTTGGTGGTGGGGGGAAGGCCACGCCAGCGGCCTCCACACAACCACCTATAATACCTTTCGTGTACGTCAATAGCTGAGATCGTACAGCTATATTATCAATAGCCCTGCTTATTGGCGGCAATAACACAGCAAGATACCCGTTTGGGCTCCACGCATAACTTCTAAGGCGTCGAGCTTTTGTGCCCACAACCGCTTCCCAAGCTTCTGGCCCATAACAAAGAATTAGTCTGGCGTCAGCTTCTTCCAGGGACCATTTTAAATGTTTGCGGCAAGCCTCTAATTCTAATGGTTTAGACTTTGAAACACCGCACCTAGTAGCCATGGCAAACCTGGCGCAAGGCATATTCTCCTGAAACCAAGCTTCTATTTCGGACCCAACGCGCGTGCTGTTTGCACTTGAACTTTTAACGTCAAGATTTGTCGGGGTAAACACGCACAGCGTAGGCACACAAGTCTTCAGCCACTGCTCGTTTTTCTCCAAGTTCTTCGGTGGTTCAATCTGTAGGTCGTTAATTGGAAACATAGCTCGGTCTTTGTGCCTAGGACAGTCTTCGCATGACGAGACTGGTTCTTTTGCTTCAACAGTCTCTACAGCAAAAGGCAGCCAAATTTGCTCATCCGTGTATAAGGGCAGTGTTTTCATCAAGAACCTCTTTTATGTGCTCAAAGCTTCGCAAATGCGCTCGATACGGTGCTTCAAATTTGTTGCCCGTTTCAGGACGGGTACTTGTTCGCGCCAACCCTCGCAAGACTCGAAGATTTTGGCCGGATCTTTTGTGCCCCTATCAAGAAAATATATGACCACGTTCTTTAGTTTGCGTGCCGTCACAAGTTCTTCCGGGGCAGATCCATTTGAAGGTATTTCAGTGCGGGGAGTTTCTTCAACTTCTGCACTTTCTGGAACCACTGCTGGCGAAGGTTCGGCAGCGGCAGCCGGTTCAATGCTCTCAGAGTTTGAACTTTCTACAACTAATGCAGGCGTGGGAGCCTCTGCTTGCTTCTTCGCTCGGGGCTTGCGAGTTTTCTTAGCCGTCTTTTTAGGGGGCTCGGGCGTACTATCTGCTGCTGACTCCCCAACTTCAGAAAGCGTCTGCGCCGAAATTTCTGTTTCCTGTTGCAAAGCACTTGCCATTTCTTGCGCAACTTTGCGTGCATCAGCACTAGCTTCGGGAGCCTCCACTGCCTTTAAGATTTGCATGGCTTCCTCAACAGTACAGCCAACTTGAAGTACACCGTCCTTATGGTTGTACATAAAAGTTTTCTCATTACCATCCATAACAATAATTCCTGAAAATGCTGTCACTATCATTTCTAGTCTCCATTTTTTACGTCGGTTCGCGCGGAACTGTAAGCATTACACAACCACGCATAGCCAAGGGTTGCTGGATCCTCACAAGGAGGCAGTTTAACGGGTATCGCAAAGCATCCACGGACACGTAAACGCATCGCAAAGGCCCATCCTTCTTGCCACGCATCGCCGTCCAAGGCAATGCAAAGCGGGCGATTTGCCCGGGTAATAATTTCCTCTTGAGCGTTTGTAGGTTTGCCCAACACCGCCACCGCATGGGGCCAAAGTGCTAAAGCATCAAAAACACCTTCAACTACGAAGGCCGGTTCTTTTGTGGGCACCGAAAGTATAGACTTATTGAATAGCGCTGTGGCGCGCTTAAAGCCCTTCGGGTATCGGTACTTTGGTTCAACTTGATCGTTGATCGCCCGGGCCGACCATCCGGCAAGTGTCCCGTCAACCCGTTCAACCGGGACCAGCACTCTACCCAGCCAATAGTTATTGCCTATGACACCGCCCACGTTCGCCGCTTGACACACCGCTTTGCTGATACCGCGCCCCTCCAGGTACCTTCGGTGTGGCTCTAGTACTTGAGCGGGTACACCCGCACGCGGGTAGATAGGCTCAAACCCATTCGGTAGGGACATAGTGTTTGAATCGGAAAAAGTCTCCGGTGGTGGGCGTATCTGTAGGCGTTCGCCAACATCAATCCGACCGCGCACCTTACATCGCCAGCACCCAAACCACCCAGATTCTGTGTTGATAGCAAGGCACCGTTTTCTGTCGTCTTTCCCCACTTTGCCCACACAGTGTGGACAATCTAAACGCACCCATTCCCGACCAGATTGCTCCGGCGGCAGGGCGTCGAATAGTTGTTGTATGTTAGAAGTCATAACTTATTGCCCGCTGCCAAAGTTAATTAATTGCGTGCTGTTCGTTAGGCGACCAAATGCAAAGTCAGTCTTGAACGGTCCCAGCGCTTTTCTACTCGCACCGTGCCGATTCTTTGCCACAAAAATTTCAACTTCCCGTTCGGCCTCTGGCGTTTCTGTGACTGTTAGCGTGACCACTAGGTCTGCAACGCGTACCTTGTGCATAGAATCGGCCACATCATCTTGGTCTAGTCGCTTTGTACCCATCTTTTTACGGGTAGCCTGTGAAGCAGTCCAGCCCCACAAGCCGCGCTCGTGACATCCTACGCGCAAAGACTCATAGACCTTGCCCATTTCGCTGTAGTCACTTCGTTCCCCCGCTGCTGCTAGTTTATCTGCGTAGTCTACGACCAGGCAGTCAACGCTTCGATTATCTAACCGCTGCACCTCATCGACCCAACTCATAATATCTTGTGCCGTTGTCGCTTTTGCTGTGAATTCTCGGATTCTTGTGGGGCCAATTTTGTGCGCAAGGTTTTTCAAGCGATCTGCCGCAATGGGCGACCCCGATAGTATTTTATGTAGGGGTATTTGTGTGAGTGAAGCGGTCATCCGTGCAAGCACTACGGGTTCTGGAAGTTCTAACGTTGCGTAAAGTGTCGAGCACCCTTGTGCTGCCGCCATCGCTGCCACTTGTGTTAGGTACATGGATTTCCCATCACCCGACCCACCAATAACAACGCCTAACGACCCCCGGGGAAGCCCCCCGTCCAAATAGTAATCCAAGTCATCAACCCCTGTGGGCAACTTGTCCAAATGGCGCAAGGCTGAAATTTCGGACAACGCTGCCGCTTCCAACTTCAAACCCGAAGACTGTTTTGAGATTCCGATCTTGTTTGCGTCTTCGATTAACCGCATGGCTTTATTCAGATCGCCGTGCTGCCCAAATTCTGTGAGCGCTATTTTTAATGCGAACTGTTGCTTTCTACGTTTTAAAATTGGGGCGATTTCTGAAACTACAGCCTCTTCTGATATAGGGTTCGTGTCATCTTCGGAAGCTTCCAGAAGATCTAGGGCATCTACTACAATACCCCTTTTTATTTTCCCTTCCCCACACCAACGCTGTAGTCGCTGCAACACCACAACGCTCCCACCAGGTCCGCGCCCAGTGTCTAATTGTATGTGCTTACACGCGCGCGCTAACCAGATCCCGGCCTCTGCCTGTAGGGTGTCCGGTTCTAACGCATGACCAGCACGGGCAAAAAATGACTCGCTTGAGACCATATAGAATATGACCCACTGCTCAAATTTCGGGTCGAGCCCAAGTTTGTCTTGACCTACCATACCCACTCCCCATTTCTGACGCGTGCATCGACCTCTCTTTGTTTAGACTTTTGTTCGTAGCGTGCTTTCTTAACAAGCGCTTCGTAAGTCCCACCAGGGAAGTGTTTTTCGGTAGCTTTTTTGCAGCCTATGATCAAAGCGTCGGTTGTAAATTTGTTGTATCGTTGAATAAGTGCCCGGTGCATAAACGTCAACACCGCTTTCGGAGCCCCATCACCAGCCTCGCGCCGGTACTGCTCAACGCGAATGTCGATCCGGGAAGCGCTAAAGATCCAGTGCACGGGTGCTGGCTTACTCGGACCCTTCCATTCTTCCCAGATTCCCATTGACCAGTACGCCCAGGTTAGCGGTGAAGTTTTGAACTGTAACAGCAATTTAGCCGCTGTCACCAGGGAGTTATAGTAGCGATAAGCTGTGATAGAACCCCGGGACATTGCATACGAACGTCTGCCCGTTCGTGCGTGAAATGCCGTGCGGTAGGCCTTTGCTATGAATTCGGCCCGGGCCTCATCTGTACTGGTAACATCTATGTGGGGTGGAGCGGGTATTATCACGGGTGGGGCAACTGAACTCCCGGGAAACGGGAAAGCGTCCCCGCGTTGAACTGCTTCAACCAACCACGCGGGGGTTCTTTCTGCGTAGCCATCAATCCGCATTGTTGTTACCCCATGACACTGTTTCGCTAAGACTGCCAACGCTGGCTGTCTGCACTTCGTAGCCTTCTTTTCTGTATGAGTTTAAACGTTCTCTGGCGTGACGCCTTAGCGTGTGCTCCCCCCGGTCGAATATGTCTATGACAACGCAATCGGATTTCCCGTCGGCCATTCGCATGGCACGCCCGACACGTTGAATAGTAGCTATACCAGATTTCCCGCCACTTGCTACTATAACGGATCTTAATTCTGGTATGTCCACGCCTTCCTGTAAGACAACGCTGGCAACAACAACGTCAGAGTGACCACTTTCTAGGCTGGAGATCTTTCGCTGCCTCAACTCGTTTGGGTCTCGCCCCGTCACCAACTCGACTCGAAGTCCAACGTCTTCGAGCATATCTTTCAAGTTGAATCCATGCTTCAACGCCTTTACAAAAACCAATGCCGGTTTGGGTGCCTTAAGGGTTTCTGCCACCACGACCCGGTTACGGTCTAAACTTTCTATGATCAACTCTTTGTATTTTTTCTGCCAGTCGTTCAAATAAACATGGGACGGGGACTGATAGCAGGGCACCATCCAGATCGTAGGCTTTGCAAGGACACCATGCTCGACAAGTTTGCTGGCTCCAAGCTTATATATGACCGGGCCGGTCGCCCCTTGAACTAGTACTGCTTTGTCGTCGGTTCGTGCGAAGGGTGTGCCGGATAAGCCAACCCGGTACCAAGCGTTCTCGCAGGCTAGAGCAACTTTCTGGAAGGTTCGCCCACCTAGCGTGTGTGCCTCATCTATTATTATACCCTCAACCCCGAACACCAGATCCCGGATCTCCTGGTGCTTCCTGTTTTTCCAAATTGTTTGGAAGGTCGCCACCGTCAGGTTGCTATCTTCAGATCCTTTCTCTATAAGTCCAGACTTTACGCGCGAAGCCGTCAGGCCGGTGCGCAGCTTGTACCGGTCTGCAAGCTGTTCAACTAGTATGCCCCTGTGTACCAGGAACAACCATTGCCCGGGCACTTTTCGCGTGAGCGCTATAGCAACTTCTGTCTTTCCCGATCCGGTGGGCATCCACAAGACGCCAACATGATTTTCTAGCACCGACCAAACCGCTTCGTGTTGATAGTCTCGTAGCCAACCAACATCGGCCGCGCAAAAAGTCTCCGGTGGGGAGCCCCTTTTGACGTCAACTTGGACCGGTACTTGTGCCCGCTTTGCCGCATCCAATACCAGGGGGAGTAGGCCGGATCCGAAAGTCACAGGGTTTCCAAAGTATAGTTTGACGGGGAATTGCTGTGGGGATCGGGGGTTTGGCGGGATTGTAAAGTATTGTTTTAGCCAACGGATCGAGTCTTCTGGCCCAGCGATAACCCGGCAGCAAGCTCGACCCTGCTCTATTGTGAGCGGCCGATCAAAAATCAGCGGGAGTTGCAGGCTTGTTGGTTCTTCGGGCATACGGACCTTCGGTGTTCATCGTTTTCATCGGTTTAAAAGAGGGTGCGCGCCCCCGGGCCTTTATGAGGACCGCCAGCTTTGCAGGCATTGGCATTCGTGACGCCGCCAATAAGCTATGCGATCCTGCACCTGAAGGCGCACACTTACTCCCAAATTTCTTATCTACCAATCGCAGTTAAACCCACGGGCATTTACAAGACCCGTGAAGCAACCTTGCCCCATATCTCAAAGGGTATAAGTAACCTAACCGTTGTATTCCTAATAGTCAAGAAGAAAGCGCATAAATTTTTTGTTTAAAAGACATCTAAACCCTTCAAATGTTTAGACTTTTCTGGTGTACGTCCGGGCACAAGGCTTTGTGCGGGCACCCACCAAAGGCACTGCACTCTGATCGTGTTGGTTCGACCGATGATCGCCATTCTTCTTGGTAGGCTATGACCATTTCTCTGGCTGTGGGGACGATCATCCGATCCCAAAACGCTGCGGCTTCGTCCCGGTCTATGTAAGCACTGGCCGTGTGTGAATGGTGCGCGCCTTTCGTTGTGCAGTAAACGTGCTCGACTTCCACCGAAGGCGCGTCCAGGCTTTCCATCAAGACGTGCGCGTAGCACAACATCTGCACATTGGCCTTTAGCTGTGGACCCGTTTTTGCGTAGCGAATGTTCCCCGTTGTTTTCAGGTCTTGAATCTTTGGCGCGACCCCGCGCAGATCTATAACGTCTGCCCGACCTTTGAATTTCACAAACCCCAGGTCTTTCAAAAGCCAGGTCTCCACAAGGACGCCGCTAGTACCAGTTTCTTTGTTTAGACTTTCTATCTCAATCCCAGCGCCAGCCGGGGGGAAGTATTCCAAAGCAGGTAAAAGTCTCTCGCTGGTAGGGTCTTTCGAGTCTAGCAAGTATCGTTCGAGTTCCCCGTGTAAAGCCGTGCCCAAAGCAGCGGCCGGGTGAGTGACCCGTTCGACCCCTTGCGAGTATTCATGCCACCAACGCCGGTTGCACCCAAGAAAGTTCTGAATGCTCGACGGACTGACGTGTGCTAGTTGACCGCTAAGAATTGTCATGCGTCTTGTTTAGACTTTCTGCACTTCGGGCAGACTTTAATGTCTCCGAGTGATTTCGATTTCGTCTTGTAAACGCACTTCGGGCAAACCGGCTTTGAGCAGTTGGCGCAGCCCATTGTTATGAGGTTTCCTTGTGCGCAACTTGCACAGGTTCCGATCATGATCCCCTGTAAAAAGCCTTCAAAGTTTCCCATTGAGTCCCCCTGTCATTTCGCTTCTAACCCACTAGCCCACATTTCAAACCGATCCATTTCGCCCATTTCTGAATGCCAGGGCAAGATTTTAATTTCCAGCGCGGCGTTTCGTCGGCGCAATGTTCGCGCGCGTCGTTCTGCCAGTGTTAGCGTTGGGAAGATAGAAAGCCCGCTATAGTATCGGGCGATCTGTGGGCTCTTTTTGTCTTTTCGAGACAGGACAAAGTACGCTTTTACTTTAGGGCTAACACGAGTCATCATTCCCAACATTTTAAGCCCCCCTATTCGCTATAGAGATCGTCTACCATTTCCATATAAGTTTGCTGTTCCATCGTTTCGGCCGGGATGGACCCCTTTAGAAGTTCCCAATCATTCAAAAGACCCATGTTTTTAAATGCCGCTTCGATGTATTCCGTGCCTTTCGTTTCGCCCTCCGTGAGGGTGACGTTCTCCAAACCTAGCACATGGTAGAAAGCAATCCGCAAAACGTCCTGAGCCGAACAGTTTTTTGGCTCTACTGGAAACGTGCAAACGAAATTTGATTTGACCAACTTTTCGATCAAAGCCAAAGCCTTGATCGCTTTCGAGGCGGCGTCGTTATCCGATAGAAACATCATCTCGACCCTTCCTGTACGCGTAAACGGATGAATGGTTGTGCGATTTGTATGCGATTTTCCGTTGGAGCAGGCCAGCGGCGTGCATCTTTTTAACAAGAGTTATAACTTTGAGCCCGGAGGCGTGAGGAATCAGCCCGCCGTCTGCGATTCGAGGCGTGTCTACCCAACCCGCGCCCGGACAGGTGTCGAAATAATAGAGCACTTCCCGTTCACGGGCGGCCCGGTTTGTTTTCGTGAGATTTTTATCCCAGCAACCAGACCGCCGTCCTTTGGGCATCCGATCATTCATGCGGACACCTTGCCGTTTAGTTTAGACTTCAGTGCGTCCACCTCTTCCCGGAGTTCGATTTCATCGGCGGCGTACTCACGTTGAAAGTTCTTAGCCTTTTCGCTGACTACCCGACCGTCGGGCGTGAGAAAGTTAATCGGGCAAAAGGCAAACCGTGTTTCTAGACAATCGGCGTAGTAGTCCGGGAGTACTTCGCCCATACTCTTAAGATTCCCCATGACGTAAGCTTCCGCAAACGCAACAAGACGCGCGGCCGTGATCTTTGCAAAGGCTACGCGCAAATGCCCGGGGACGCACGTTGGACCGTCGGGACTAAACAACACCGAACGGACGTATGAGCCTATGACGAATGCGCCCGCAAGGTGCCCATGCTTTGCCGGGATAAGCCCGGGCCGCTTGACGCCAGCGATGAAAGCCTCAATCGTATCCGCTTTGTTGGTTCTGTCTGCGGTTTCGATCAGCAAACCCGCTGCGGATACGTCGGGGGATTGATCAAGCAGGCGTAGAAGTTTATCGAAGGCCAACGAAGAGATCGCTTCTCGGATATCTTCGGGCGTGTTGCAAACCTCTTCGGGTTCCAAAACCTCGAAGCTATACGCGTCGGCCGCTTCGGCCGGGTTCGTATCAATAGCGACCATTTCGGATAGCCAATTTTCCCCGGCGTTTGTTGCAGCCTCTTTCGTATCGAAGGTTCCAAGCGTATCACAAGCGTGCCCGTTATCCCAAGCAACGGTCCACGTGTAACGTTGGGGCAAGGCCGCAACATGGGTGCCGAAACATTCAGTGTTGCCGGTTTCATGGCAAACCGGGCACTCGGTACATTCGCAAGCTTGACCCGGTTTGGCTTCCACGTCTTTACCGCAAACCTCACAGTGGCAAGGTCCGTCAAATTCGGGGGGATGGGTATCGTTTGGTGAATTGTTCATTTTAAATTCCTTTCGTCGGTTCATCGGTTGTGGTCATCTAGTGACCTATAAACAGAATAACAATTTGGTTACAGGGAGTCAAGAAAAAAGAGAGAAAAAGTCTCCGGCCTATAGGGTGTCTGGAAGTTATAACTTTTGAAGTTCTGATTCATCGACCCAGGCCTGTTGCTCGCCCGATTCTCTGGGGTGCCGCCAACTGATTTGATAGCGGGTGCCTTCGGGTGCCAGTACAGCCCGGGTGATTTCGGCCAAGCAGGATCCCCACACAACGGTTTGACCCTGTGAGAATTCGGGGCCTGGAAGTGCATCCGGGCATTCACTTTTGAGGGCTAAATGACAGCGGACCCATTGCCAAGCGTTCCGCATGTATCCGGGCCTACCATATGATCCACACATGGGGCATGGGCCTGCCGGTTTTTCGGGGGGAGCGGTTTCGTTTGGGGGGTTTGGCGTGTTCATTGGATCGGTCCTTCGGGTCAACTGGTTTCGGGGGGTAGTCTAGCCCCACCGTTGAAGCCTAAACGGTTAGGCTACAGCCGTCAAGAAAAAAGAGACCGGGGGGAACGGGTGCGCGTTTTGTTCCCCCCGGTCTCCGGGCCTATAAGATCAGGCGGCTGTTATCCCGCCGACCCAATACGTCAAGAGTCGGCGCAGCCTGTCGATCAAGCCCTGACCCAGCGAATACACTTTTGTTTTAGGTTTTAGATCTTCGGGTGTCAACATTCATGGCCCGGACCAGCCTCAAAATCTCAGGTTCATAGTCCCCAAAGTTAAGACTTTTTTGTTCTAGGTTCAAAACCCTACGGGTTTTGTTCCGGGCGATCTTGCTTTTCTTCGGACCCCGAACGTAAAAAAGCCCGGTAGAGTTTCCCCTACCGGGCACCTAGCACCGACGAAAGTGCAGGAAAGAATCGAACCTTCGGGCTAGAACCCGGGGGCCTGCTCCGAAGGCTGAAGACTTAAGCCTTGTCTAAATCATAAACGTTTAGGCTACAGGATGTCAAGCGAAAAGCGACACCGAACGTTTGGACCTTGAGCCGATGGAAGGGTTCGAGCCCGGGTGCCATGCCCATATGTGGCAAAGGTTCGAGCCCGGGGCAAAGCTCGAAGCCCGGGGCAAAGCTCGAAGCCCGGGGCAAAGCTCGAAGCCCGGGCCAAAGATTTTAGAAAAGTCTCCGGGTGCGGGCGTGTTCGCAGACGGGTAAAAGGTCAAAACTTTTTTGAAAGAGTTTGGCATAAGTCCCCGG